ATTGGGACTTAAATATAGTTTGAAATTATTTAAAGCATAGTTAACATTTGTATTGTCAAAATATCCAAATACTAAATCAGTATCAAATGTAGTTGTAAACTCTTGCTCAGTGCCTGTGGTAGGTATTAAAAAAACTTGAGCACCTTGGTAGTATTGTTGATTTGTTTCTGTTACTAAACTCATTTATTTAAGATTTTTCGTTAGCTTCTACTTGTGCAGATTGCTGCGCTGCTGCTTGTATTATAGTTGGATCATTAACTATAATACCACAGTACTTAAGTATACCTATTATTAAATTAGTTTGTTCTGATATGTCTAATTCAAAATCAACAGACGTTGAAGATGTTTCTCCTACTGGAGTAAATATATATTGACCAACAGATCCAATATTAAAACCCCACACCGGAGAGCTTGGTTTTAAAATACAATTAACACTAACAGTGTCTCCAGGATTATTAGGATTTGGATTTATTTTTAAAATTAATCTATTTAATGGAGTTATAGTTATTTGAGCAGAAGTAGTTCCACCATCAATTAAAAGAACGTCTCCAGGTGAATAACCAGATCCATAATCAGTAACATTAACACCTAAAACAAAACCATTAGGAGCGTTAACAGTAACTGTAAAGCCAGATCCATTGCCACCAGTTGTTCCATGTGAAGAACCATTTACATATCCAGAACCACTATTGTTTATAGAAATCGCAGCATCAACTAAATCGCTGCTAGTTGTTCTAAATATAGGATATCTTTTATTAGGAGCAGTTAATTTTGATCTTGTTATTTTATCAAAATCTTTTTTACTAACAAGTTGCGTTACAGAAGAATACTGAGGTTGTCCACTATAAGTTGTTACAACATCACCTATTTTGAATAAAGTAGAACTTGTGTTATTATAAAAACACTCATTAGAAGAGTTATATGTAAAAGTTAATTCTCTTTCAAATGGGTGTAATTTATAATTTATATCTTTAAACATGTTAAAGAACTCAGTATCATTTTGGGAGTTATTTTGATTTAATCTATTCACTTGATTACCATCAGGGAAATAAGATTGAAATATTTCATCTTGTACTTGCGTGGCAAGACTGTTAAATTCAGCAGGTGTTATATATCCTCTTTGTTCTTTGTTTAATATATACAAGACTGTTTGGTATACTGTATTTACGCTTACTGCCATATTAATTTTTTTAAATACTAAAAAGGCGGCCGAAACCGCCTATGTATTAGTATCACTTGTTTTTATAGTTTTTTATCTATAGATTTATAGATCTCAACACCTTCATCTGTTTTCAAGAAAGCAGCAAATGCTGAGTAAGGGTTTTCATCAAAAGGTACGTTCATTAATTTTCTACCGTTTGATCCCCAAGTAAATGTTCTTTGATCGCCTGATAAATTAATAATACCAGCTTCTGCAGCTCTAATAGCTGTGTTTCTTAATTGAACATTGTCATCATTAGCTAAGCTAATAAATAACTGTGGATTGTTTCTAGCAAACAAAAGCAAGTCTCTTTTTATTTCTTTAGAGCTCATGCTGCTTACTTTAGATCCAAGCTCAACTCTTAAAATAGCTTCTGCTTGATCTATATCCATATTTCTAGCCGCATTTAAAGCATCAATTTGAAGATCTAAAACATCTAAATCATCAGCAGCTTCTTCAACAGCACTAAATTCCTCGTATATTCTACCTTTTAAAGGGTGATACAAAGAAAGTAGCTTTTGTAGGTTTTGTTTTTCTTTTGGAACTTTTAAATCACCGTCTTTAAACATAATGTGACCTAAAGTTGCTTCACCTTTTTGTTCATCTACAAGTGGTGAATCTTGATTTGTAGCATATCTAATTTCTCTTTGCTTACCATTTACTTTGTCAAAATATAATAAAGAGTGTTTTTTAGTATGTCTACTTGGTATTGTTAATGTTAAAGGATTTTTATTACCTTTCAAGTAATAAACTCTATCTTTAATTTCCCAACTTGGTTTAGTTGGTTTTGGTGCGGTTTTAACCGCTACTTCTTGAGGTGCAACCTCAACAGTTTCTACTGCTTTAGCTTTTTTAGCCATAATATAATAAAATTAAATAGTTAATAAGGGTAACAGTTACCCCCGTTGTTTTAACGAGGGTAAACATTACCTGTGTAATTACACTCCTTTGAATAATACAAAGTTGTTAGCAGCTTGTGTTACTAAACATCTTTCAGATAGGAAGTTTACTTCCATAGCATCTAAAGTAGATGTAAAAGCTCCACCAGCAGAACCAGTCAACCAAGACTTCATGCGACGATCATCAGCTTGTGAAGCTCTGTATCGTACGTGCAAGAAAGGTCTACGGATGTTAGTTCCTAGTACTTGATCGTAAACAGTTGAAGTTCCAGCAGGAATTAAAACACCTTCAATAGAATTCACACCGTCGATAGCTCCACGAGTAGAAGCATCGTTCAAGTATTTCCAGTCTGTTTTATAGAAATCATAAGAACCTCTACGGAAACCGCTGAACCCTAGGTTCAATGCCATTTCTTCTGAGTTTTCAAATAATCCAAAAGCAGTACCACCAGCAGATCCTCCAGAGATTGCAGCTAACATGTCGTCAAAATCCAAAGCAGTTTGTCTTTGTAAGAATAACATGTTTTCTTCAATAGCTCCTTGAGTATCTAAGTTTTTCAAGATATCATCGAAAGCATCTAATCCAGCAGCAGCAGTGAAACCAACGTTTACATTACCACGTCCTTCGATAGCAGCGAATAAACCTTCAGTACCTTTTCCTGTTGTAATAGCAGAAGCAGCACCTACTTTTTCACCTTCAATCATAGCCATTTCTAGGTAATCTTCAAAACGTAGTCTTGTTTCAGACTCAGCTTTTAAGTACCATAAATAACCAGAAGCACCATCTTCAGTAGCAACTTCAACCCATCCAATTTGCGCCATATCAGAACCAGATACTACGTATTGACTTTTGATGATGATTGGTGAATTAGAATGTTGTGTAAACTGAGGATCAACACTTACGTACTGAGTTCCAGTATTAGCGCCTACAGCTCCAGCTGAAATTGATCCACCTTTTTGGTACTCAGAACCGTAAACAAATACTTTTAATCCTGTAGCTGTAAAAGCAGCAAGGTTAGCAACAGTATAAGGTTGTACAGTAAGAACACCAGTTGTAGTGTTAGAATCAGTTACCAAACATTTTTCTTCAAGACCAGTGGCTGGATCTAAAACAACGATAGTAGCTCTAGGAGATACAACGTTGAATACATCAGCAGCAGCGCCAGGATTGATGTTAATTGTAAGGTTACTTGGAAGACTACATCCATCATAAGAGATGTGTAATCTATTTTGCTCAGACCAAATTACTTGATCAGATGACATTGGCATTTCAGCGCCAACCATTCGTAAGAATCCAGATAAAGTTCTGTTTCCATAGCGCTCTACTTCTTGCTCATAAATCTCTGGTAAATACTGCTGTGCAAAAGTATCTGTATCGCCAGCTGCAGCACCGTCATTAAATTTCAAGTAGTTAGAGTTCAAAAGCTCTTGCTTTTGACTTGGCACAATAGCGCCAAATTGAGGAGTTAAACTCATAATATTAAGTTTTTATTAGTTAAATTTTCTTGTTTTTATTTTTAGCTTTGTAGCGTCAGCGCCTGAAATAGCTTTAACTTTAAAACCGTTTAAAAACACATCACCTTGAGTAGTCCTAGCTTTAGTGTCACTCAAGTTTTTTGATTTGTTTACAACTTCTTTTACAGCGTCTGCTTTTCCTTGCTCATAGAAATGAGCGGCAATCTTATCTACGTTTTCAGCAGCATAAATAGCCTTGTGATAACCATTAACGTCTTGAACATTACCATTTTCGTCTAGGAACTTCCCAACGAGGTTTGTTATATTAGACTGGTTCTCTGCAACTTTATCAACATTTTGAATATTGTACTTATATTTCTTTTCACCGACATTGATATCAAAACCTTTGAAATCATCGCTAAAAAGCTTTTTTGTATTATTCTTAAACATTTGATGCTGTTGCTCAGCTTGTTCTTGCTCCTTGTTATATCTATTGAAAAAATCCATAGCTTTTTGTTGTTCCTGAGTAACGCCCGGGTCTCAACTTGATCTCGTCGTAATATTTACTCTTGGTTTCCTCTAAAAAGCTTTTGGCTTTCGCAACTTCTTCTTTAAACGCAAGTTTCTTTTTGCGTATATCCTTATCTTCGTCGATGTCCTTCATCATAGTCAAAATCTTCTAACAGAAGCTCGAACGTCTGAATTATCTAAGTAAGGTTTATTCTTTTTATAATACTCTTTCAAAAGAGTTTTATCGTCTACATTACTATAATCAGCATTTAGACGAGTATAATCTTCTATTGTCCCACCAGTTTCTTCCATAAAGGCGACTAGCTTTTCAATATTCTCTGGCAATGGTTTGCCTAATACTTTTTCATCTCTTATAGCTTCTTTAACTTCTGCTTCAACTTGTTTAACTTCAGCTTCTGTTACTTCTTGGATCGGAGAAAACCCTTCAGTAGTCTCGTTGGACTCTTGTACAGGTTCTCCCACCTCTGCGCTATCTCCGGATGGTTCTTCCACAGATACCTCCTTTGTTTCTCCGACTTGAATGGCATCTTTCTTCTTTTTTTATTACTACTTTTTTAACCTCTGGTTCTAGTTCAATCAAAGGTTCTTTAGGATTAACATTTACTTTAGTTACGTTATCCTCTGTTTGGTTTAATTTTTTAGGTGTTTTCTTTTTTGTTTTTCAATTTAAACTCACCTTCCTGTTTAACAGGTTCATTTGTTTTTACTTCTGACATAATATAATATAATTAAATAATTAAATAACGTTTTACATAAACGCGTTCATACCAGCGTCTGGCTGATTTTCAAAGTCTATTGGTAAGCCATCGTTATTTCTTTGGCTTATCATTTCACTTTGTTGCGTACCTTCCATTTTTATACGCTTGTCTTTTCTATCTTCTTTTTGTTGTTCTTTTTGAGATTGACCTTGAACTTCAAGTTGTTTCAATTGCATATCGAACTGATGCTGCATTTGCATTTTTTGTTGATCAAGCTGAGCTTGTATTTGCATTTTTTGAATCTCCATTTGAGTTCTAGCTTGTTCGTATTGAACTTTAGATCCGCTAATAGCCTCTTGCTTTTGAACCTTCGTTCATTGCAATTTTCTCATTAGCATCTGCTTGAGACTCGGCTTGAGCTCTAATATTAGCTTGATTATTCTCTTGGTCTTTCTTAGCTTTAGCCTTACGCTTAACCTTTAATAATTGATTAGCTAATTTAAGATTTTTAATTTGTCTTAAATCTATAGCATCTTCAAGATCAATACCTCCTTGCTGCAATGCAACTTGTATATTAGCTTCTAACTGAGCTTTTTCTTCATCGTCTGGTTCTAACTCTAAGAAAATACCAAAGTCATGCAGATTTAAATTAACAACTTCTTTCAATGTGTTAACATTGTAATTACTAATAGAGTTAGTAAGCGACTCAGCTGTTAATGGAAACTCTAGTGCATCTGCTATTTTAAGAGCTATGTTTTCTGCAACTCTAAGAGTTAAATAAGATGATGACTGCTTGAATATGTCTAGTAGCAACATTAGATGCGTTAGCGGCCATTTTTTGTAAACCTACCAACGTGCTTTTGTCTGGCGTACTACCATCTCTAGCTTCATTAAGACCCGTTACGTCGCGTATCATTTGCAAGTAATACTGGTACGTATTTATAAGACTTTGTATCTTGCCTTGACCAGAGCTAGAGTTTAATTCTTGAATTGGTACTTTACCTCTGTTTAAGTCGCCGTCTTGAGTTAAGCTTCTACCTACAATAGAACCAGTTTGGAAATACATATTTAATGCTTCAGCTGGGTTGTAGTTAGTGCCATTGCCAAGATCTACCTCAGCTAAGCCGTCCATATCTAAATAAACACCATCTGGCACTATTCTAGACATTACCTGCTGTAGTTTCAAATGTGTTATTTGAATCATATCAGCAAAGCCAATACATTTGCTAACTAAGCTTTCTATTCTACCTTTGTACATTCTGGGTGCACATATAGAATAATTCATTTTAACTTTAGTAGTATCAGCATAAGGTCTTGACATGTTTTCAGCAAGTTCCCATTTAAGCATCGTATCAGTTCCTAATACTTTAGCGCCGCTGTATAAAACCTCTATTGATCTTGATACTCTTTCAAAGTTATCATTTTCAGGTGGGATTAAACGTGTCTGGCTTTTCAATAGCTTTTAACAGACCTTGATCTGTTTTCTTAATTTTAAATACTTGATTGTGATATGTCTTGTAATCAAAGTATAAAACCTGCACAGTATTTTCGTCATATCCACCCCAACCAGTTACATATTGTCTGTTACCTGGCATTTGCTGTATACGCTGTAACTCTTTTTCAGATATATTTGGAAACTCTTTTTTAAGCTCTGGTATTGTAATAGATTTTATCTCACCTACGTAATATATGTCTTCGAAGTTAGGATCTTCTGTATATGAATAAACCATATAAGCTGGGTCTACGTAATCAATAGTAATACCGTTAGCTGTGTTAAAGTTTGTTTTAGCAGCGCGATACCACAAACGGCTAAATCCATATTAAGTCTACGCTTTGTAAGCTCATATTTGTTTTGAGCCATAACAGAAGATATAGCCTCTTCTTCAGCTATCTCTATGCTTTGCTTATATGATAACTGCATATGAAGCTCTAGCTCTTCTTCGCTTTCTGGTAGTAAATCAGGGTTTGGTACTTGGTATAAGTCAATACCTAGATTTGTTTTTAAATTATCTAAGTATTGTTTAGCTAGCATGTCTTCATATATCTTAGAAGCATACTCAGTTCTTTTCTTTATAGATTCAGGATCTTGAGCATAAGCTTTAACATCATAAGAATGTGCTGATATACCATTAACAACAATGTCTACAAACTTAGATAAAATAGGTACAGGTTTCCAGTCTAAATTAAGATAAGACAAATCACCATTAATAGACAACTCATCTTTATATTTTTGAACAGGCTGCTCACCTCTAGCGTACAGTCTCAATGTGTTAAAGTTATTCCAATTGGTTAAATAAGCGTTACCGTTGGTTCTACCTGATTTGAACCATTCATACTCAATAGCCATAGCAACTTGACTGCCGTACTCTATGCTTGCTTTTTCAGCATCACTAACTACTTGACTTGGAAAAGCGCTATTTGAATTAGTATATATATTCATTTAACTTATTATTTTTGATGTAGTTCCCCTGTTGTCATATCTTTTGATACCTAAATCTACAGGTTTTAAAATTCTTTTATTTACTGGTGAATATCTGTGTTTGTTACAAGCCATTAAAGCTAGTCCAGAGCTGATAGAAGCATCGTGCTTTGTTCTATTGTTTATATTAAACTTAGCCCAGTCTTCTAATGTTCTTTGAAAATAAACATCACCGTAACCTGTTTCTTTTAATCCAACAAAATGCTCTATATAACTTTCTATTGCAGAAGCATGAGCTTGTTTTATATCTTCACTAGAGTTTGGTATACCACCTAGTTCTCTTTCTGTCACCGATAACTTGCTGTAAGTTCTATCAGGTCTGTTCATTGCAAATCCCCTATAACCTCTACGTTTAAAATAGTATAGAAGTCTTGGCTTGTTATTCTCTACTAATATTGGCATACCATAAAATACACATGCCATTAACACATCTTCAAAGAAATATTTCAGCTGTTTGAGGTCTTGCTATATATTCTAAAAAGAAATGATTTGCTGGTGCGTCTTCCATTGAAAACTTGGTTAAGCCGTGCAAAGATCCTTTAGAACCTCTTTTATCTACTGTACCTGATATATCGTAAGGGTCACATCCAAAAGCACCTATATGCTCGTTACCTGGGTAATTAATGACCATTTTTTTGATATCTTTTATTTTGCAAATGAACTGCTGGCACCCAAGTTACTAAAAATCTACCACTGTTATTTGGTACAAATATAACTTTACTGTCTTGCTGACCGTTCTCCCATTGAAAAGAACCTTTTGTTACACTTATAGAATTTTTAAGATCTTCATTAAAATCTATTTGCTCGTATATCTTAGTTAGATTAATAAAGACTCTTTTGATTCATCTCTAAAAGCGTGCTTAGTAGTACGCGGAAACTGTCTATAAAATTCATTTAAAGCATCTTGATCTTGCTTTCAATCCTTCAACTTCATTGTCCCAATACTCTATTACACCTAAATCTATTTCATCACCTTGTGGTCCTTCAACTGGTTTTTTTGGCGTGTCGAAGACAGGTAATCCATAAGAATCAATGTATCCTTCGTAATTCCACTCCATAGGTATAAACAAGCTATATAATCCAGAGCGAGTTTGTCCATTCGCATTTCGTTGAGTGACGTCCGAGTCATTGTATAATTTTTTAAAGTTATCACCACCTTTGTCTAATGAGTTACTAGTTGAACCCATCATACACTTACCAATAATTCTAGAACCTAATCTAAGACAAGTTTTTGTTACTCGCCAGTTGTTTAATATATTATTAGGTCTTTCCCACTTACCACTTTCATCGTGGACTAGTAATCTTAGTTTCTCCCCGTCGTACGAGTTGTCCCCTGTGTTCTTCCAGTCGATCGTGGTGTCGAGACCATCGAGCTCCCTGAGCGATTCGTTTGTCTCAAGCTTCTTACGGGTATACTTTGTCGCGGGTACTCTGTACGCAAGCTCTGTCTTTGGCCTGTCCATACCGTCCTGAATTGGTTTGAAAAAGAACGGGTAGTTGACTGATATTGGAACGACCTTGTCTGTAAACATCTTCTTTGCATCAGGGCCAGATTTGGACAATATTCCAAACCGTGAATCTGACTGAATTGTTGCAGCGTTAACTGTCTCAGCTGAAGACATAAAGGAGAATCCAGATCGTCTATTCTTAAGATAGCACATTCCGTAACTACGCTTGTCTGCTTTACAAGCTTCCCAGAATATAAAGAATAATCTGTTTGCTTCCCTAAAGTCTGGTTGCCCAACATCAATTTTGCTCCACTGCAAGTACATATAGTGAGTACCAGTAAGGTAAGTAGCCACATCCTTATTATAGAACCAAAAGCCTTCTTCCCTGCGGACGAACTCATTATCGATGTAATCATACCATTTTTCTTTAAAGTCTAGCGGGTATTCCTCCCAATCAAATACAGACTTTATTTTTTTTAATACTTTAGGATATTCCGTATATTCCCATTTGTTAGTTTCAAACTTATGTACGTTGTTAGCTTTGGGTAAAGCTATTTTTAAGTTTTGTATCTCGTATATCTCCCCTATTGTACCGTCTTTACTTATTATAACGATATCGTGTTCTTTGTTGTAACCGTACTCCCATTTCTTATAACGGTTCGTACGTTTTAAAACCTTAGGTTTGATGTGATCTTTTAAGACCTTATATAACGTTTGCTCGTACATTATTTCTTAGATCTTCCTTCAGCAAACCCTTTAAAAGTTCTTTCTTCTTTAACTTCTTTAGGTTTGTCGTTTAGCATATTCTCTTCTTCTTCAATGCGGTTAAGTATTTCAAAGGCATCGAATATAGCTAGCTTTTTAGTTGCTGCTGCGTTTTTAAGTCTGTCAGCTGATATATCATCATCTGAATCAACAATAGCTTCTTTAGCTACTTTGATTAACTCCTCAACTGCTCGCTGCCCAGCTTGGATTATATTCTTCTTCGTTTCCTTGGTGTTCATACTTAATTACAATATCATTAGATTTCATACAGTAAAGTCTCTTTCCTTCAACTAAAAACTCCCACTCACCATTAGGCGTATAGCCAACTAGGTCTCCTGGGTTTATTTCTAGCGCTTCTAAGGACTTATTACCATATTTTAATATACCAACAAGCTTACGCTCTTTATCAAGCGTTAGAGGAATCATTACTTTTTATAGGTGTTATAAAACATCTGTCACCAACAGTGTTCCAACCGTTTTTATTTTTATATAAATAAACCTGGTCAAGGTTGCAAAAATACAAATCATCTTCAAAATATGATCTGCTTTTCTTTTTCTTACCTTTCATATCATAAAAGGTTCTAAACACGTTTTGGTGTATAACTATTATATCACCCTTTTTAATGCCGGATTTAAAAGCTAGTGGTGTTTCAATAACTTCAGCTAAACGGTTTACAAACTTCCAGTTCTCAATTTTAGTATTGATAACTACGTCTTTGCCACCTATTTTAACTGTGTTTTTGTATTTATTCACCAACAGGCTTTACGATAAAATCGTACAAGCTTTTCATTAATACTCTAAATCATACTCAACAGATACAGCCATGTTAGAATTAAACTTTCTTCCATGGCAATACCTCGTTGTTTTTCTTTATGTGAATATTATAAGATCCATCAGTTTCATTGAACAAAATATAAGCTATTTCGTGACCTCCGTAAACCTGCTGACCTATAGAGTAGTGCATAGCGTCATTTTTGTAATCAGAACCTATACTGATTTTTCTTATAACTGAATCCATTATGCTTCTTCAGTAATTTCAGTGTATTCACCTGTTTCAAGATCAATAGAGATCTTACCGTAAGCCTCCTCTAGAACTTTCTTTTCTTTAGCTAAGCTTTCATTTACTTCTGCTACTTTGTGTAATAGAGCATGCTTCTTGTGTTTCTACAACGCCGATTTCAGATACTAAAGCATCTAACTCTTTTTTAATAGAAGTTACTTTTTCTAGTTCTTCTTGTTTAATTTTTGCCATTTGATTTAATTTAAGTTAATTTATGTTTATATAGTTACTCCTCTTCTTCACTATTTACAACAGGCGGTGGCACTTCTGCGTTTCTTGGCCAACCAAAGAAAGAATGTGCTGCTTCATCGCCTGGGTAAACCTCATTAGCACCAAAGTCAATTACTTCAGTACTCATAATGTCATAAGCCCAACCATCGTAATATACAGGTGGAGTTATTTCATGCCCGTCAGGCCCGTAAGTTCCAGGTGTCTTTACGATTTTACCGATGTTAACAACAGCTCTAGTTCCATTGATATACACCATTTGAGTTACACCTTCTTCTGTTACTTCTTCCCAGACGCCTTTGTCTATTAAGGTTTGTTTACCCTCTGCTTCTGTTGTAAAATTTGTTTTATAAATATACATTTTTTATATAATTATGTTGTTAATTGTTGTAGTTCATCGTCTGTAAGAGCTTCGTTGAAAACATAAACGCCTTTTGTTTTGCCGTAAAAAGCATCTGAACCTTGCCCAGCGTTAAAACTTAATGTGTTTAATCCAATTAATGTAAATGTTTGTGTGTGGGTTTTAGCCTCTTGACCGTCTATCCATAACGCAATATCACCTGATTTATATTTTAAAGCAAATTTTGAATAATTTGTAATATCGGTTAATGTCTTGGTGGAATTAACAATATTAGTACCATTAGCATTAATAAATAAATTAATTTGATTTGATGTTGTTCTATATCTTAACATAACTCTATTGTCGCTTGTTCCGTCACTTATTGCAATACCTCTAAAGGTTAAGTCATCAGCTAAAGCAGCTATATCGCAATACAACACTCCTTCTTCTGAATTAAAGTCTTGTGCTGACCCAGAGTTATTACATAATTCTGCGTTTCGAGTTGTAGTAGAGCCATAAGTTGGGATATACGAGGTTGCGTAGCTTCCTTGTTCAAGTTGTGCACCGTAGACAAACAAACTATTCGTACCACTTGAAGAACTACCACTTGATGCTGGATATATTCTTACATAACTTGCAGCGGTGCTATTTACACTCATTGAAATTCTAAACCAACCATTTCCGTAATTAATAATAGATTTATCTGTTATATCACTACCAACTTCTGTTTCTATTGTACCATTAACAATATCAAAGTAAACAGTATTATTTGCTGCAAATAATCTTACAAAATTTGAACTATCTTTTTTTACAAAAGCACTAAATGTTTCATTACCAGTAAACGTTCTTGAAAGCCAAGCGTAACCACCACTTGAATTTTGTGATAATTTAGAACCACCCAAAACATTTGATGGATTAACTAAATCATTAACAAAAGTTTTTGTCATAGCTGCACCATTCCAAGTAGTTAGATTACTTGAATAAGGCAAAAGATTAGTACTCTGTGGTTCTAATAAAAAACTAGGGGATGTAAGTGAATCTGTGTAATCAATACGTGGTTTGTCGCCTAACACCTCTTCTATTAAGCCTTCTTTATTAACTCTAGTCGCTGCAGAATCTCTATTAAATCTAAATGCTAATGTATCATCCGTAGGTTTTATATTATACAAAAAACCCTCTTGATATCCAACTGGAATATTTACTAAACCTGCTTTGTCGTATAAATTTGCCATTAGAATAATTTTTTTAGTCTTGTTGTATAATCTCCAAACTCGTAGTAATCAGCATCTATTTGTAACATTCTGTCCTTCATTTCGTAAAATACTTCTTGCTGTGTAGTCGATGTAATTTTAGCTAGCTCTTCGTCTGTCAATGCTTCTTTAAATACTGCAACAGATCTTACGTTTCCGTAGAAATCACTTGTGCCATTAGCCTCTTGAAATTCTAATATGTTAAGTCCTATTGGAGAATTTCCAGTAGTGTCTACTGCAATACTACTTCCGTTAACCCATAAAGCAAAGTCATTTTCTTTGTATTTAACTGCAATTTTATTATAATTTGTTATTTCACTAATGATTGTTGATTTAAACATTGAATAAGTTCCATTTGATTGAACATAAGAATATAAATCATCAGAGTTAATTCTTAAAACCACCCTATTGTTTAATGTACCATCTGAAATTGATATTGCTCTATTTGTGTTTGTATCAGTCAAAGCAGCTATTTCCGCGTATAAAACACCCTCTGTTGAGTTTATTAAATCGCTTGAACCTGCATTGTTGCAAACTTCTGCATTTCGAGTTACGGTAGAACCTGAAGTTGGTATGTATGAAGTTGCGTAAGATAAATCTTCATACTTGCGCTCCCCAAACTTCTATTACCTCAAAATAGTTGTGTTACTACCTCCCTAGTATCTACTGCGTAGAAATTTGATGAAATTTCTGTTGTTGAATTTAATTCAAATCTCTGCCAATTTTCTGTAATTGTAAATGAATTATTTGTGTTTGTGTTGTGGGATAATAATTGTAAAGTACCAGTCCCACTAACAGTTTTCGCATAAATTGTTCTTGCATAATTACCAAACACCCCACCACTCTTCACAATATAAGAATTTGAACCAGTAGAAACAACTTTTGTAGCGTTGCTGCTTCCATCAGGTGCTAAAAACCCTGTTTGTGTTGTTACTTCGTTACTACTCCAAAAGCTAAAATCTTCTGAATAAGGCAATAAATTAGTTGACTGCGGTTCTAACAACAAACTCCCAGTTCCATCTGTATAATCTATTCTTGGTATGTCTGTGTCGTCTGTTATTTCTATTAATGAAACACTGTTTAAGGTTATATCTACGTCAGCACTTGCTCTGTAAAATTTAATTGCAGTTGACCCAGTAGGGTTTATAATTCTTGTTGTTATTCCAGATGTATTAAACGTTTCGCTTATACCATTTCCGTCTATTTTTATACTACCGCTTGTTACGAGTGCAACATCAACAGTTAATTTATATTTTTTGCCAGCAGTCATAATAAAACTTGTTACTAACTGCGTAACTGGCGATGTGTTTAAAAACTTTAATCTTGCAGTACTACCGTCAAATACCACAAAATTATTAGCATCAGAATTATTAACCGTCCAATTCTGTCCGACCTCTTTGACTGATACGTTGTCTAATAAACAATTACTAACTGATATGGTTCTTTTTATTTTAAAAGTAGTTGAAGTTGCAACAAAATAAATCTCGTTGAAACCATTAACAAAGTTGATTGTTGAACCCACAATTATCGACCCATCTAATCCTAAACTGCCAGTTGTAACATTTACATCACAAGTAAGTTTATAAGCCTTACCAATAGTAAGTATATTTAGTTGTCGAATACTTATATTAGCATCGGTTGATATAATTCTTGCCCCTCCTTGTTCCCAAGTTATAGTATTTGTTGAATTAACACCATCTGCTACCCAACCACTCAAATCTGTGTCAAAAGTACCATTAGTAATTTCTTCACTACCTATCTGCTCAAAATCTCCGTTTTGTACTAACTCCCCACTTAGTATCTGTACGTTTTTTATCAGCCCGTCTTTTGTAACGCGCGTTGCTGCAGATCCTCTTGTAAAGTCAAAGTCTGCGTCTGTTACTTCTTTTACGCTTACGTTGTCTATTGAAGCATTTGTTCCACTTAATGGATTTATTCTTAAAAGACCATCAGTTGTTGGTTGCCCATAATAAGTATAAGTTCCTGTTTCAGTGAAATAATTACTAAAATTTACACCAATACCAATTCTCAAACCACCACTTGTTATTTCTGTTATTTCAAATGTAGCTTTATATGTTTTTGACGTATCTAAAACATCTTGATATATACTTCCTGTTGTTGAATTTGTTGCAGTTGCCTTACCATTAGCAATACTCCAAGAACTTCCATAACTCCAATCACTATCAGTAGCAAAATCGCCATTAGTAATTAATTCAGGACCAAAAGTTTGAACAGGCCTTAAACTAGGATACACGCCATTACTGTATCCACAGGGCGCGTTTAAAATACTAGATTTATCATCTAGTGTGTATGGTGTTAAAAAGTTATTGAGCCTTACGTTTGCTCCAGCTCTATTTTCTACGTATTCACTTCTTCTGTCAACGCTACTTATCATATCGTTGAAAGAGCTAGAACTAATCTCTTTCGTAGTTAATCCCATAGGCTACTAGTAATATGCTAAAACGTCCTGTGCAGTAGAATTACCTCCTGATATAATAGCTGAAACTATTACTGGTAAGAAACTACCACTAGGTATATTTCTAAATACAACTGTATCACCTGCATCGTTGCCAACTGGTTGAACCTCTAGATCTCCACTTGTACCAATATATAAAGCAGCAGAGTTAAGCCCGCTTACGCCAGCAGCTACGTTTACTGAAACAGCTTTTACCGCATAGTCCGGTTGATTACCGTATTGTCCCATATTTATTTATTTTTATTTGTTATTGATTTTGCTTTTTCCCACGTGCGGCCTACAAAATACGCGCCATACACTGTAACTAAAAGAGTTTGGAATATTGGTATATACTCTTCTGATATTTTAAATTGTCCAATGTTGCCATCAAAAAATGCACATACAGTAAATATAACTGTTAAGTATATAAGTACCATTGGACGAATATTTTTAGACAAGAACGAATCAGACTGCATGTCTGACTGCCATCTTGCTGTAACTTGTTCCTGCGCTTCTTTATCTGCTTTCTCAAGTATTTCAGTTATTAGCCTTTGAGCCTCTAACTTTTCTTCCTTGGTAGTAGTTAGTTTATCAATAACATCACCAACTTCTTTGATGACATTACCTGTTAACCATTCCCAAATTTTCTTCATTATGCTTTTTTATAAGCCTCAGCTTCCCAAGGCAGGTTCTTAGCACCTTCTTGCATTTGTGCTCTTGAGTATTTTTTACCTTTCCAGTATACGTATTTATCGTCGTAATTAAGATCACCACGCTTCATTTGATCTATATGAACCTTTTCGTGGTTTATAACGTCCTGGATTTTATTTATTGGAACATTTTTATTTATAATAATAGTTCCATTGTTATTGGCTTTACCCATAACCCCGTCTTCCATATCTACTTGATATATTGGAGTGTTGTCTATTGTATACGGAGGATTATTAAGTTTAAAAGCCATAGTTAATTTTTATAAGGAAACATCTTATTTAATGCTCCTTTTCTAGCAGCGCAGCCGCAAGGGATGTTTAACCCCTTGCTGACTGTATCTACTACTTTTTTGATACCAGTAGCTTTAGTAAACTTTTCTATATCGTCTCCTAAACCTGTTGATTTCATTAAAAACCTTTATCGTATTCTATAGAACTAATAGTATAATTGCTAGATGCTGGAACTTCAAGTACTCTACCTCCTGGTTTAGCTGTTAAAGCTTTATTTATAGCGATTATAAGAGCATCTCTTTCGTCTAGAGATCCTGTTTGCAATAACCAATAACCAGTAAGCGTTCTGCCTGGATCTCCCAACATAGCGGTAGATTTTGTAACAATCTCAACATTAGGGGTTGCAGAGTCGACGTCGTGGACTAATATAATAGAATCAGCATTTATAAGCTGCGAGTTTATTTTTAAATATTGTGTCATTTTTTTTTTTTTTAAATGTCTTCGAAATTACCAAAGCCAACGGTGTTATATTTGAAATTTGCTTCAACAACTGAACCAGAGGGAGCTGCTATTAAAGCTTTATTAATTTTTTGTATAGCATCTTGCGGTGCTATACCGTTCAGGATAAGAATAATTGTATTTTGGACTACTGAGCCATCGGCCAAGCCGGTTTTAAATGTGGATGATGTTAAGTATATAAGAATCCCTATTCCCGGTATATTCTGATACTCTTCAATAGATACAATTTCATCAGCATTAATTACTAATGAGTCTGATATTTTTAGTCTTGTTGACATATTTTTTTGAGTTTATGTTAATGTTTTTTTTTAGGTTTTACAGATTACTACTGTTTATTTATCAAAGTGTCCTTTTTGTCTGCGTAATTCGTTAAGTGCTTTCAACTTTCTTTTCATGTCAGCTATTTTTTGAGAATCGTCGCTGCTTAAGCTTCTAGGATTAGCTGAAGGACTGGCTGGAATATCTCCAAAGTCACCTTTCTGTCTTCTAAGCTCATTATGGGCAGATAGCTTGGATTTCGTATCTTTTAGTTTTTTATCATCGTCATGATCTCCACCGTGCATTTTAGCTGGACTATGTCCCATGTGTAAAGCAGACTTTGAGTGCTTTGACATCCATGATCCTCCACTAGCGTGTTTAGCTACTGGGTTATCATGCATTAAGTTGTATTTTTCTTGTTTGTTTGATTCCATGTTTGTTTTTTTTAGAAGCAGTGTTTAGCCGCTGGTGATTTGTGTTTTTTATCGTATTTCATATCTCCAGCAAGCTTAGAGATGTGTTTTTCATCTGCAGTCATATTAGCATCACTATAACCGTGTTTAGCATCATACTTAATATCTTGTTTTAAATAATCAATATGAGCAGCATCGTCTTTTTCTGTAGCTTTATAGTTACTAGCAGTTACTTTTGTGTGAGCGTGATCCATACAGCATCTAGCATTACCTGTGTATTTTCCGTAGTGTCCTTTTTCCATTTTTTATATTTTAACGCAACTCATACTTGTGTTACCTTTTGAGTCTGTGATTTTTTTATATTTCATACCAGTACCAAGGCCAGGTTTTCCTTCGCACTCTTCCTTAGCATTTTTTCTTGCAACATTAGCATCAAACTTTTCAGCTCCTTCCGCTATACCTTTAAACATGTTCATATATAAATCTGCAGTTGGTCTATAGTCACTAGCGCTCATACCACCTCCAACATAACCACCTTGGTTTAATGGACTAGTGTCCATATCTGGTCTTTCAAAAGACATAGATACTCTAGTATCCTCATCGTAAGATTTACTTGATTTTTTGTTTTTCAGCTTCTTAGCTTTATCTAAGAGCTTAACTACTTTTTCATCAGAGTAATTGTAACCACCAGTTTCACCACCTCTTTCAGATCTTTTCTGAGCTCTTTTAATAAGTCTGTCTGCTCTGTTTTTACCTAACTGTTTCATAGGTGAATTACCCATGTACTTTTCTGAAAACTTTGTCATTACTTGTATACTTTAGCTTTGCTAGTAATTGGTCCAGCTTCATACTTGCAAGGATATTTAGATACTTCTAAACCAGTAATACCATTGCTATTACCAACACCCATTGGGAAACCTTCTTTACTTAATGGCCCGTCCCAAATAGCATTTTCACCTACTTGTCCTGCTAAATCAGATTTTAATTGTTTTATATCTTTCATGTTTTTATTTTTTGTATTTACAACCTTTTTTAGCTAGTGCACTTCCATACATACCTGGCATTTGCTGACCAAACATTTGGCTTGCAACTTGCTGTGTTTGCGGTGGAAATACATTATTAGCTGACTGCGCTGGCGCCACTGGCATACCTGTCATAGGATCTACAATAGGCTGCATTTGCTTAGCAGGCGAATCATAGTTCATGTTAGCTGCGCTAGATTTATTGATAGCATCGTACTTAGCCTGTTCCCAGTCGTCGATCTTACCGTTTTTGTTGATGTCTTTTACTTCGTATTTAGCCATAGCTATCTGTTTTTATCTTTGTTCACATTATAAATAGCTTTAGTCATAACCTTGTCAGTGTATGTCTCGCCATTAATTATTTTATTTCGTCTACCTGTGTTTATATCTTCTTCGCCTAGCATTATTCTGTATATTCTACTTATAAGCTGCTTGCCTTTAAAAGACACTTTATATATATGGTATTTTTGAGTGGTTCTGTTTCTATGTCTCCAGACTTTAATCCAGTCCTGCTTTAGCAGCCTGTTCCATCTTCGGTTATCCCAGCTGTAAGAATAAACACCCATCTCAAAGTCTTTCTTAGTGAAAAACTCCATACAATCAAGGTATATAAGAAGTTCTAGATCTGCATCATTTAAATCATTATTACGACAGGCCCATTTTCTTATAATGCGATAGTGTTTCAAGAGGTTTAGTTCTCTAATGTCACTAGCGGCTAATCTCATAATACAACGACTATGTCACCTGATTTTATAACGTGATAAGATTCTTTATCAACTTCTATTTTGTGGCCAGCGTGACGATCAAAGTATATTACATCATTTGGTTTAACACCTGCTACTTCGTCTCCTGCAGAAACTACTGTAGCTTGAATATAACGTATATCGTCTCTTTGGCTTTCAGCAAGTAAGAGACCACCAGTTGTTTTGGTAGTCCCTTCTTTTGCTTTATTTATTATTAAGTTTCTACCTATTGCTTTCATCAATTCTTAAATTATTAATTACACAATCAGTAGATAATATTGTTGTTGCTACAGAAGCTGCATTTTGAAGAGCGCTCTTGGTGACTAGTAGTGGATCTATAATACCCGACTTAATCATATTTACCATTTTTCCTGTAACCACATTATAGCCTTGTCCTTTTCTTGTTGGTGTTTCAACATCTTGAACACCTGCGTTTTCAAGTATAGTTTCAAAAGGAGCTTTAATAGCATCTAGCAAAACTGTTTCACCTATTGACTTAGCTGTTATATTTGTTGCAGCGTTTAATAGAGCAATACCACCACCAGGAACAATCCCTTCTTTGATAGCAGCTTTAGTAGCACAGATAGCATCTTCGACTCCTATCTGTTTTTTCTTTTAATTCTATTTCTGAATTAGCACCGACTTTTACTATTGCTATTTTAGCAGATAGCATGGCTAATCTTTTTTCAAGCTTTATAAGCTTATTAGGATTTTTTTCACTAGAAAGCTTAGATTTAATTTCATCTATAACCTCTATAACCTGTTGTGGTGATTCTTCTACTTGAAGTATCGTGTCCTCGTGTGATGTAACACTTTTAACGCAACCACCTAAATGCTCAGGCTGTATCATTTCCATGTCATCGCCTAAGTCTTCATTTATAATAGTAGCACCAGTAAGCAGTGAAAGGTCTTGTAGCATCTGTTGTTTATTAATTCCATAAGTTGGAGCATCAATAACATTTACTTTAATGTTGCCTTTCATTTTATTCATAGCTAGAGCGGATAAAACACCTTGTTCTAAATCGCCTATAATAAGCAAAGGTTTGTTGTTTTTTATTACGTACTCTAGCACAGATTGAATCTGTCTTATTGTATCAACTGGTGATTCTAGTAAAAGTACTAGTGGATTTTCTAGTTCAGCAGTTTTAGTTGCTTGGTTGGTTACAAAGTGTGAGTTCTTAAGACCTTTGTCGTATTGAACGCCATCAACAACTTCTACATGTGTTTTACCATCAGAAGCTGTTTCCATCATAACTACACCTGTGTTATCTACAGATCTAAATGCATCTGCAATAATCTCGCCAAGCACAGGATCATTGTTTGTAGATATCGTAGCTATTTGATCTATCATACTACCTTTTACATCTACTGTTAATGACTTTAGGTATTTAACTGTTTTTTCAACAGCTGAATTAATACCGTCTTTTAACTCTCTTGAGTTTGTTTTATCAGCTACTTTATAAGCCTCGAGCAGTATAGCATGTGCTAGTACTGTGGCTGTTGTAGTTCCATCACCTGCTTCTTGTACAGTTTTGCGGGCCGCCTCTTTTAAAAGCGTTGCACCCATGTTTTCTACTGGGTCTCGCAGTATTATTGAATCTGCAACTGTTACACCATCTTTGGTTATGATTGGTCTTCCAGTGTGATCTTCTAACATAACGCATTTGCCGCTAGCTCCAAGAGTGGAACTAACAGCTTGCGTTAGTTTTTCAATTCCTTTAAATACATTAACTCTAGCGTCCTCGCCGAAGTTAAGGTTTTTGACTATTGCGTCTGACATATTAGATTAGATTTAATTTAAGTGTATTGGTTTTATTTAAAGGTCTTAACTACTTTAGGTCCGTTTAAAAATTCAACTTTCTTTTGGTAGTGTTCAATAGTTTTATCTATTGAAGTTTCAGCGGCTTCCATTGTCTCTCGCCGCGTAACATCCTTCCAGGTTTCTTCATTGCGAAGATCTTGGTATTCTGTTTGGTAATAACCGTTTGGTAATTGAACTATGCGCCAGTTTGCTTTATCGGCTATATGGTTCCATAGTTTGATTCGGTTTTCATCTGGTTGTGGTTGACTAGTCCACGAATTAGTCTCGTAATAAAACGTCATTGGTTTTGGTTTTTATGTTATTATTTGGTTTGCACTCACCCGTGCCGGGTATACTTTATATACTCACTTGGTTTTAGTGATTTTTACTAATGCGCTTTTGCTTGTATTACAATCCATTCAGATCCTGTTGAATAAACAGCAACGCCTTCGTATGATTTTGATATTTGAAAAAAAGTATCGCCGTCTATAGTTTCCCCGCCTGTTGCTGTAATATTTATTTTATCATTAGCTCCAGAGTTAAGCGTTCCGTCTGTTGTGATTCTTATAACTCTATGTGTGTTTGATGAAGCAAGTGGTAAATTAAGTGTGCATGTACCATTACCTCCACTCCAACTTAGTAACACTAAATTATAGTTAGAATTAACAGTGCGGGTTGCGCCAGCAATAGCTGTTTCTAATTGAGGTGTTAGATATGCTAAACCTTCATTTCCTGAAGCTGCGGTATCATTAAAATTAATTTTAAGATCATTACCGTCTCTGTACAAGCCGCCTGTTGGAACACCTCCAGCAGTAGCATCGGTATCAGAAGCAAACTCAAGAGTTTCTTGTTGAGGTAGTATAATTCTTGGTATTTGATCAACACCGCCACCACCTCTTGTTACACCGCCCTCTGTGATTATCATAGCGTTACTTTCGTCTACAGAACCTACACTTATTACAAACTTGGTATTACCTAATCCATTAGCATAGTCTGTAGCTGGGTAATCTCCAGTATCATTCCTAAACCCTAACACCATATTTCCATCTATACCTTCTAGATTACTACCAAGCATAAAACTATTTTGACTAGTGTTGTCAATAGGACCTGTACAGTTTTCACCAAAAGCAAATTGAGAATCTTTTCCTCTTAAAAGATGTGAATAGCCTAACGCAAAAGCATTGTTAGGAGTTTGAACATTATTATCTCCTCCAGCTATAAAGCATGAATAACTACCAAATAATAAATTATCATATCCTAGAATTTGAGATCTAACGGAGTTTCCAAAAGGTACATTAGCCCCGTTTATTTCATTGCTTTGACCAATAACAAAGCAGTTGTCAGCATTGTTTGTAATCTTATTGCCTTGACCTACAGCTAATGAGTTATCTGAATCACTTAGTATTTGATTATTATTACCAACAGCTAGACAGTTGTCAGAGCCAGATACAATATCATTATTACCAGCGCCAATAACCATCGATGTGTTATCAACCTGTACACCACCAGGATTATTAGATAATACAACTCCGTTTCTAAAATAAGCTGCTGGGCTAAGGTCTGTAGGTTTTCCTACGTCTAATGTTGCTCCTGTTGGATCATTTGTTCTACCTACAGCTAGTTTATTTTCAAATCTAAAACCACCTGATTTATAATAACCACCGCTTTGCCCACCTGTTTTAAATGCAAAACCTAAAACTGTTCCTACTTTTTGACCTGAAAAAGTTTCAACGCCAAATCTATAATCACAATTAGCTCCAGCTGGAATACCTGTCGTTATTTCTACAGAATTTCCAGGATCTTGTGTAATAACACTATCGCCTAAAACTCCATTACCGCCGTCTGTCCATATTGGTAGTGTATTGGTTATGCCAGTTCCTGTTACTGTTCCACTGCCGGCGCTAATCCACTCGACTCCAGTTCCCGTAGAACTTAATACTTGACCAGCAGTTCCAGAAAGACCACTACTGCCTTGCAATGGACAATTAATTCTAAGATAATCTCCATTAAAACTTCCCCGGCCATCAACTATTAAATCCCCATCTATTTGCAATCTTTTAGAAATTACAAAAAACTGGTTTGTGGGATTATATGTCATAAATGAATTACCTATCTTTTGGCCATCAGGCGTAAACATAGCCATAGTATTTAGAGTTCCACCCCCTGTTATAGCATCGGTTGAAGACACAACATAAGATGCTAAATTATCTATTGTTAAACTTTTTGTCCGATTTTTATTAGGAGCTGGTTGCTCTGAATCGGTGATAACTAAAAAGTCTCCACCTGCTGGTGATGATTTTTCTGGATAACTATAAATTATTGCCATTTATTATTTTATTATGTACATGAAACGTCTTGATTTGTAGGATAAGTTTGAGATATATCTATTCTATTTGCAGAGACTCTATTTGATAATGTTGTGGTTGTTATTTCCCCGTTTTTAAGAGCTCCATTAGCATCGTCTTTATAAACAATAAAATCTCCAACAGAGTATTGATTTTGTGGAATTGTTGTTGAGGTAGATCCATTAAATACATCAGTTTTACTCATTGTAAATTCAAGGGCACTCGTATCACATGGTTTAACTACAAATCTAGGCGTTTGGCCTGGATTTGATTGACTCCAAGTACTTTCGTTTAACTCAACTCTTCTCCAATTATTTGGCTGAACACACACATATATATACCAATTAGGGTTTGTATCTCCAACATTTGGTGTTCCAAAAACAATATCACCAGGAGTTCCAGAAGAAGTATTTGTTTCAGGCGGATTAAAGGAAATGCTTGAGTGCAAGGTACCTATGTATGAGTCTTTAAATTTAAAACTAGGAGATCCTAGATCACAAAGATTATTGCTGCCTGGGTGAATACCTGCTATACCTGTATTACCTATAACGGCAATACTTTTAAAGTGTCCTACTGCTCCAGCTCCTATAACTATTTCATCGCCAGAACTTGTTGAACTTGATATTTCAGCTTCAGCGCCTATAACAACGTTTGCATCTGATGTAGTAGTTTGACTACCAGAACCATGTCCAACGTATGTATTGCTAGTGCCGGTTGTTACTGCCTCACCAGATGAGTTTCCAATATAAACGCTTTTAAAAAAATTCTTATTAGTTGCTATAGAAGCTCCTGCGTCTTTACCTATAGCTACAACATCTTCTCCGAGTTCCATCGTAGCTGCAGCTCCATTTCCAATTGCTATATTATTTTTTCCTTCTGTTAAGTTGAGTAAAGTATTATAGCCTACGGCGATATTATCAGATCCTTTACCTATTTTTTGACCAGCATTATAACCTAGTGCTGAATTTCTTTCACCGTCTGTTAGTGATAGTAAAGCCTGTTTTCCTAATGAAGTATTAAATACAGAACTACCCGTTGGAGCTGTAGTGTGACCTACAAGAAAATTATTATTGGTGTCTAAAACATAGGGTATGCTGCCGCCGCCGCTGCCTCCAATATATTCTTGTAATTGCTTTAAAGTACCTTTTTTAACAGCAGTATCCGTCGGGCCTGAATTGTCTTGAAACAAAAACAAGTCTGAATCCTCAAGAGTCTCTAGAGTTCCATCAGTTGCATCGTTTATAATACCTAGGTTTGAATAATCAACAGATAGTTCTATCTTTGGACCGGTTGATGCTTTGCCACTTAGACCAGAGCCACCAGTTATATAAACGTCTGTTTCATTGGTAACTGTTTGAAAGTTTAGGTTATTAGAATCAATAGTAAAACTACTCATAGACCCACCACCTCCACTAGCTGTAGAAGCTATAGTAATTTCATTTTCTACACTAGTTCCTCTAGTTAGTGTTATATTGCTTCCTGCTATTAAAGTAACTTGTGAGTCTACTTGACCGCCTGTGTTTAGTGTTAATAAAACATTATTTACATCACCTGGCAATACAACTTGTTGAGCAGCTAATTCATAAGCGTTTCCGCTTGCGACATCACCCCAAAAAACACCTGATCCATCACTTGTTAAAACTTGTCCGTCTTCACCAGTGTTACCATCTTTATCATAAATACTAACAGGGACTTGAGAGCCTGGGTCTGAGGGTAAAAGATATAAGCTGCCAGGTTGAAACCCGTCTGTAGTTACAAACCTTGATTGATTAGGGTTATATATCAAAGTAGAGTTTACAATTTTAGATGGTTCGGCAAAAATAGGCATATAATTAATAGTACCAGAATTATCAGAGCTAACAAAACCATACTCTTGAAAATCAATACCAATTGTTATTATATTTTGACTGGAGTTTCCAGTTACAAGTATGCCCGGGCCACTAAATATTTTCATTAATGAATCGGGACCAGACGCTGTTATTGTTGTGTTGTTATCTTGTACATAAAATGCACTAAAATAATTAGCATTTTTTGCCATACTTGTATTTTGTATAAATGCTGTTCCATTTGAATATCTTACGCTTATACCTGGATCTTCACCAGTAACAAAAAAATCTTCAGGTTTAACGTTTCCTAAACCTACAGTATTTGCTGTGGCTAGATCTGTATCAGATTGAATAACTATAAAATTTGATTCTTGAGAAGCGCCTACGCCTGCAGCTGTTTGGCAAATCACTGAATCACCTATTGTTAAAGGCGTAGATGCATTTCCGAAGAAATCACCAGAAGTAGTTACAACGTATGTATCACCTACTGAAACAGCAACCCTAGCTGGATCAGTGTCTGGATATAAAACACCACCGCTGTCAATATCTCCAGTGTTAGCATTAAACCCTCCTTTAAAATTAAATGTAGAGCTTAATTGAGTGTTGACCCAAGATGTTGTAGCTAATGTATTATCATTACTTCCTGGTGGTGGATTAACTGCAAAAGCTCTACCGTTAGCATCTCTTGCTACTAATCTATTAAGTTCAGCTGTTTCTGTTCCTTCTATAGTTAATATAGGTGAAGAAGGGTTTGTGTTATCAATAGATAAATATGTTATACTTCCATTTTGGATACTAGTTATACCATCACCTACTGTTAATTTTTTCCAGTCAGTTATAGAAGGGTTAGCAACTGGCGCTGTTAAATCTAAAAAATAAACTCCATTATTAGAAGCTGTAGTATCATTAAATACAGAAACAACCATACCTGGGTAAGCAAGAGGTAATGTTGTTAACTCATTTTTCTCAGCTACAACTGTTCTCGCGTCTATAGGCGCTTGTTTACCTATTTCAAAATTTAAATTAAATGGATTTACATCCCCTAGTGGTCTTGACATTGTTTTGTTGTTTTAAAATTTTACCAGTTTATTCTATAGTTATTTGCATTACCTATAGGTTGTTGCTTTGTATATAAATAATAGTCAATATCACCTTGACCTGCCACTGGTTCTATAAGTATAGAAGATTGAACCCAGGTAGCGCCTGGATATTGTTGTTGCCAACCTAACGACCCTGCATCAACTTCTATAGTTATATCTCCACTTACCATAATTTGAGGCACCGCTATTTGGTGGGCTAAAGTTAGTGTTTCATCGTAAGGTTGATCACATTCTATATTACTCGCGTTTTGACTAGCTAATCTGTTTCTTGGTACAAGATTTCCGCTTGAATTACCTAAATATATAGGATACACACCTTCTATTTTATCATCATCGGTAACTGTTCCACCTGTATATTGAGGCGGTGAAGTTGCTGGTGTACCTGTTGAATCTCTAGGCACTGGTCCTGTTAAGAATGTAGTTGTTAATGTCCAATCGTTATTTCCAAACGTGAATTGATAGCTAGGCGCCGGTGATACATCGTCTATTGTAGTTGGTGGCGTAACTGTTGGGCTATACGAAGCACCTCCAGGACCACTTATACTAGCATTGTCAACAGGGCCAGCGTAATTTATTGGGTTTGTAGTTCCTCCAAATTGAGAAGGATTAGTCATAGATCCTCTGTTAGCGGTAGATTCTATTGTTAAAGTTTTTGTATCTCCTGCTATTGCTAGTTTAACTCCTGTTTGCATTCCAGAATAACTTACTTCTAAATTTGTAGATGGACTACTTTGTAATTCAGGTTGTACAGTTGGAAATAATAACTGATCAAACAGCGCGCTGAAAGTTTCCCCATTTAAATCTAAAACTGTTGTCCCCTCTGGTATTCCACCTACCTCTTCAAACATTGTTGTTTCATCTGTAAGAGAAGAAGAGTAAACACCGCTTCCGCCTCCACCTAATTCAACCCATGCAGTTCCATTATATATATAAGGTTTATTTTCCGATGCGTCAGTTACATATACTATAAGACCTGTAGCTATTGGAGCTGCTATTTGACCTCTTTGAGCAAGCGTCATTCTAGGTGGTAAAAACCCTTTAGTTGTAGATCTTGCTTCAAGCACTGCTGATGGATCAGCTGTTGTTGGATCTAAATTAAAAGTTGTATCGTTAACTACCGTAGATGTAGATATAATTGTATCTAAGTCATTACCTGCTTCTTGTACTACTGTTATAGCATCACCAGCTCCACCAAAAGTACCTGATGATATTTTAAATGTTGTATTTGTTTCATTATCTAATCCAACATACCATCTGTTTATAGAGTTTTGAAACTGTATAGCTGCATCTAAGCCCCCGGCCGTTTGCTCTATTTGTATCTGAGGGAAATTACCACCTGATACATGTATCTTACTACTAGGATTTGTTGTTCCAACACCTAGATTGCCATTATTAAAATCATAAAACAGATTATCATTACCTGCAATAGATCCTGGAGTGTCCCAATATGTTACTTGACCAGCTGCACCTAGACCAGGTACACCTCCTCCGCCTGGAACTGCAGTAGATAAACTTAAAACATCACTTATGCTAACTGTTTTAGTAGGATATTCTTTAGATGAAGTATCTGATATGATCAATAAATCATCTAACTCTGGTGTAGTCGTAGGATATGAATATATTATTGCCATATTCTTTTAATTTTTTTTAACTGTGTTAGTTGTACTGTCATAGGTGTGTGTGCTTGGAGTAGTACCGGCTCTGTCGTGAGCGCGTTCACCAGCTGTCATTTGGTTTCTTTTCTGCCCCTGAGCTGTAAGTGTGCCATCTGGGTTCATATGCCCGCGTTTCTTCAGTAGTGCATAGGCAAAACCTTTATCACCTACTTGAGCTATCAGACGTTTCACCAACTGATTACGGCCCATATGCTTCTGTGTTTCCATATATCTATATATACTTACAGATAATAGCGAAAACTTACAAATTGTGACAATAGCCCCTTACTTATATACCTTATAAGGCTAATGTCCTATTTTGAAAATCGTTACAAATAGAGGGGTTTGGTGTTCAACTATCGTGCCAAACTGTTACAAACTACATAAAAACGAATTATTTTAGCCACCCCCGACCCTATTTTTTACATATTCTAATGAATGTTTTCAACTTTTACAAACAAAATACAGAATATTTTGGATAATAATAATGTAAATAAAAACTAATAATAATAATAGTTTTAATAATAATAAAAACTTTACAAACAAAATACATTCTTAATTGGATAATATAATAAACTAATAAATACTAATATAATACTTAAATACTATGCAAAATTTACAATCAAAAAGATTTGTTGTACGCAAATCACTAATCGGAAAAAATCAAATCATTGAAGTAACTTTCAAAAATGGTAAGTCATTCACTTACAATCATGATAAAGTATATGAAATCATGAAAGATAAATTAACTTCTATGAATTGCTTTGAAAAGTACAAGTCTTACACTTCTTCTACAAGTGTACCAGTAATTCTTCGTGACAAAGTAGTAATATAATACTACTTGTCATGACATACTGTCACTTTCTGTGCAATACATACACTATAAATAATACTAATAAATAATTACACACCTATAAATAATACTTATATGAGAAGATTCATACACACCATTGTATTCAAAATCAAGTCATTACCAATTACAGTTGGAAGATTCAGTGACTTCTTATAATGGAACTACAAACAAAATACAATATCCTTTGGATAATATAATAAAATACTAACTAATAAAATAATAATACTATGTCAACTAAATCTTATACACTACTAAAAATATCACTTAGAGTTTACAAAACTCACTGGCTTGAACTTACTGATGAGCAAAAGTCTGAAGTGTTAGATATATACTATGATTTCTATTAAAATAATATAAATATGCAACATAGAAATATACCATACGAATATCGTGAGTGGACTTACGAAGGCACTAAATGTTCTGCCTTTACATGCAAGTACTTTAACTTTCACCCTTATCACATTATGTCTTTTTCTACAGAACTAGAACAAGATATGATCGCTCAGATCGATGAGTACATAGATAACCGTGAAGTATACAAAGCAAAGCGTGATATGTCTACTAAAGCAGCAGCGGACTTCTATAAAACATTAACTTTTAAAAATGATTAACTATGCAGTTTATACAAATAACTAACAATAAAGAGATCGATATGACTTCTCTTATACTAAAACAAATACAAGGCGAGATCACACGCGATGAAGTCTTACAAGTAATAAATGATAATATAGTAAAAAATTCAGATGAGATATAATATAATATATTGGAGTAATGGCTCCTATGAACCAGAGATAATAGATGAAGCGGAAAATAGAGTAGAAGCTCTAAATCTTGTAAAAGAATACAGGATCGCTTTTAAGTGTAACAATATAAGTTTTCAAAGAATATGAAAGAAAATATAATTAAAACCATAATAATAGTAGGTGCATGTGCTACTTCCTACACAATAAGTAATAATATAGCGCAAGAGATCGCTGCATCATCATTCGAGGCAGGTAAAGAAGCTAAATACAATGAGATCAAGCAAAGAGCTGAAGACATTAATCAATACGGCGAAGGTTATTTCACATCACAAGATGTTGAAGAGATCTTAGAAGGTTATTATGATGATGAAGAAGGTCTCTAAATGCAAGTAATGATAGTCAATGGTACAAGATACCTTATCAACACATCGACGCCTGATGGCGGGGATTCTGCCTGCGAGTACATATTAAAGTATTATGACCTCAATGCGATCATAGAATTTGATAGTGCAAAAGCAGATGATTACAAACAAAATACAATAACTATTGGATAATATAATAAACAAAACTATGCAACAAATAAAATTCTTATCAAACAATCAAATATTACTTAATAACCAACTCTATCAAGGTTATAATATCGGCGAGTTACCAAACACCTTTGGTTTTATATACAATGAAGACAAAGATCAAGACGGTATTAGCGAATGGTTTAACTACAAAGGTCTTACTTATGTCGCCAAGTAATATGAAAGAGCTGCTAATCTATGCAGAGCAGCAGAAGAAACTACGTGCAAGCGAGCATAGGCGTAAGCACGCACATGACGGGTTATGCAGTGGACTTACAGATGTCGAGTACAATCGAGTTGTAACTAGACAGAAATCTACCTTTTCGAAAGGCTAGAAAGTTCACTCACAACCGTATGTGGCGAGATAATACAAAGAAATTTACAGTAGAACAACTTAAATTAATTAAAACACTATGACAAATTATCAAAAAGAGCAATTTCTGCTCGAAGAACAGTATGTAAAACGTCTACTTATCGATTACGGAATCAGAGAAGTAACAACACAGCGTCAAGCTAAAAATGAAACTCGTGAGTTTGAATTTCCTGTGCCTGCATATACTAAACAAAGACTTGAGTGGTATAAGCGCAAGAAATATGAATTTAAAGACTTACCACGACTACGCATTGCTTGTTTCAAAGTCAGGTTATGTACGTAAGCAAAACGGTGCAGACAGAGCATATCAACTAAATCCTACATACGAGCAAAATTATAGATGCGTATGGCAGAGACAAGATGGTGAGATTTATATATCAAAAGGTATGACTAAAGCTCGTGCGCTTATACTTTCACCAATAACAAGATTAAACTTTATGTTAAACTATTACCTTAAAAACTATGCAAACAATTAAACTAACAGAAAACGACTGCATTTTCGTACACTATGTACTACGCATGTACGCTCAGCAAACACCTGGGCTTGATCAAGAAGACAAAGAAGAAATACGTGAAGTCGCAGCTAAATTTAAATAATATGAGTAAAATGAAAGAAATAGATCTTATAGCGCAAGGCGTTGCAGATCACTGTAAAGAAATAATGTATGACACTGTCGAGTGGCAGATATCAGATCAACCTGTTGACGGTGATGATTTTAACGAGTTACATAGTTATGTAATGAGTAAAGCAATCGAATACCTTTACAAACAAAATACAAACACTGTTGGATAATATATATGTAACAAATAAAATAAATAACTATGTATTGTAGATGTGGTACAACCGTCCACCCTGTCCGTTTAGAACTGGGATATAAAACTTGTGTGAAGTGTTCAACAACTAAAACATACTCGTATGTCCCTATCATTGAGCACAAGACGGGCAATACAATACAAATCGTCAGCCAAGAAGTTAGCGCATCTGTGCACAGAGCTTGGCGGCGTAAATGATGGAAGCACCGTAATGGTCCATCAAATAGCTACAAGTTAGTATCGAGTAGTAATGCGAGTGAGAATGCAAGTGAACTGGTGAGGGATCGTTATGAACTCAGGAATCTAAAAACACTCAATAGTTATTACCCTAGCTTGTAGCATATGGGCGTGTAAATGGTTAGGGGTTCTGCTTTGTGCATTACCTAAACGCAGGTTCGATTCCTGCCACGTCCACTAATAGAGAGATGGCAGATATGCAGTTCATGGCTTGTCCAACACAAAACGCGGGTAATCCGTAATCGAAGTGCTTCGTGGACACATCTCTCTTATAATATTACTAATTTTAAAACAAGAACAAATGCCAAATATGAGTTATTGTCGGTTTGAAAACACCGTCACAGACATGCAAGATTGTGTAAATGCAATCGAAGAAAGAGACACAGATGAGCTCAGCAGCTATGAAGTCAACGCTCTTTCACACTTTTTAGATCTCGCAAGAGAAATTACTAACCTCGAATATGAAATCGAAGAAATACTAGGTGAATATGACAGCTAAAGTTAGACAAATGACAAGTAATAGCTCAGGTAATCCTGTAGCTAATCAATTCGTTATATACACTGACGAAGGAACTTACTTCCAAAGCTATGACAGCGTTATTGCTTTTAGAGATAATAATCGTAAAATTATACTAGATAGTTACTATTGGGATTACTCACGTACTACAGGTAAATACCGCAACCAGTTTTTAGGTGAAGGTATAGCAGATACTAGAGCTAAAATAGAATCAGGTGAGTATAAACTAGCTGATCTTCAGTAGTTACAAACAAAATACGAACACTAACGGATAATAATATAAAATAATTATGCAAAATAGACTAAATTTATGGCAAAGGCTAAAGCCTGAGTACAAAAAACAACTTAAAAAATCAAACAAGAAGTATTCTTACAAAATGGCTAGTATTAAAGATGAACTTAAAAACACATATTGGTTTACAGATGTAAAATATGGTACTGCTTTTGATGTAATGACGCCTAACAAGCTAGACTTTCTTGGTGATGCTTTTAATGCAAATAAAAGTTATGAGTGAAGAAATAAAAGAACGAGCTAGACATAAGGCTTTTGCTAAAATTAGCTTTATAGAACTAGAAAACAAGACTTATAAACGAGATATTAAAGCAGGTGGCGACGGTAGATTATCAGTTGATCTACTAAAAACCTGTTTAAGATCTAACGAAAGAGAATTACTAACATGGCAATACATTGCTAAACTAATAGAAACAGATGAGTAAAACACTGAACAGACGAATTAATAGAACAAACACTAGCTGATAAAGGTTGGCTAGATGTTAATGAAGCTGATCAAGAAGATCAAAAGAAAATGGTACTTGAGCACTATGACGTAGAATTTACAGATAGATTTAATAATAACTGCCAATACTATATATACACAGAGTCAACTAGAGATGGTTACGAGGTATGGGTTGCTACTGAAGACATGGGTAATGTATGTATATCAGAAGATGTATACTACTACGACAGTGATCTTCATGTTGCACTAGCTGATGCTATCAAAGACGAGTTATCACCTATTTACTTAGATGATGAAGATGCTGACTTTGTTGATTATGCTATATCAGAAGTATACGAGTATTTATATGATCGTAAACTAGAAGAAGTTGAGTCAGAGCTTGAAGATCAAGGCTATGAGTGGCCTGTTATTGAGTCAGAAAAAGACTTTGCTAACGAAGTAAATAATATATTAGATTCATAATACTAAATGACAAACAAAGAAATAGACAAACTAGCAGAGTTAATTGCAGATAAATTAATTGCTAAACAAAAAGAATATGACGAGCAGTTCCATATAGATCTGCAGGAAACAATAAGCGATAAGCTTGGTAATGTTAGGCACGTAAGTGAAGAAGAACTTTTACTTGCAGAACTTGCTAGGCTTATGACGCTATTGTCATCATATGAGAAATCAGAGCAGTTCGAAAAAGCTGCTGTAATACACGGAAAAATTAAACACATAGAAGAAAAACTAAATAACTTATGATAAAACCAATGCTTGCACACAAAGTCGGTAAGAAAGAAGTCGACTGGTCTGCAAAGAATTTTATACAACCAAAGCTTGACGGCGTACGTTGTATCTTTACTAAAGACGGAGCTTACTCTCGTACTGGCAAACAATTTAAAAACGTAGCTCATCTTGAAGAAGATCTTGAAGACTTCTTTAATGATAATCCTAACTCAGTTCTTGACGGTGAGCTGTATAATCACGATCTAAAGCACGATTTTGAAAAGATCATATCTTTGGTCAGAAAACAAAAACCAACTGACGAGGATCGATTTGAAGCTGGTAATCTTGTACAATACCACGTGTATGATACTATTGCTGAAGGCGTTGACTATGAAGATCGTTACAATTGGCTAAGAATAAACTTGCCTTTTGCTAGAACTATGACACTTATTCCCAACACTACGGTTGATTGCATGGCAGAGGCTAAAACAATGCACAGTGTACACTTGGCTCAAGGCTATGAAGGCTCTATGCTACGCACAAATGGCTTTTACGAGCAAAAACGATCTTATAATCTACAAAAGTTTAAAGACTTTCATGATACCGAAGCTACAATTATTGGCTATGAAGCAGGTAAAGGCAAGTTTACAGGTCTTATTGGCAAGTTCTTTATGCAAGACGATGATGGCAACAAGTTTGGCTGTCCAATCGGTAAAGGTTACAACTTCAAAGATCGTAAGTTTATACTAGATAACATACATAACTATATCGGTGAGCGTGCTACGTTTACATACTTTCAACGTACAAATGCAGGTAGTTACAGACATCCGTTATTTAAAACACTTAGAAATTATGAATAGAGATAAGCACATATGGGAAGGTTGGACAGTCGGTGACTTTATTGATGACATAGAGCCAACTTTTAATACAATACAAAGATCTGATGGTTTCTGGGATCACAACGCTGGATTTAAATCTAAGGCAGAGCTTAAAAAATGGGTTGCATCAGAGCAACCTTATTACAAAAAGCATATACCAGAGGTATATAATTACTTTTTACAAAAGTCAGGATTATGAGCAAGTTAATATGGAAATTATATCATCAAAACATGATAAGCGAAGAAGTAGTACAAATTTTATTAGATAAACTATATGAGTAGAATAAAGACGTATAAGCATCTACTACAAACAGATGCATTCGGAATAAGAACCAAAATTAAAAATTTTGTTAAACCAAGGGTGACAAAAGCCCCTAAAGGTAGTAAAGTAAGAGGCTAATGTCCTATGATAGAAACATAAAATGGTTAAATGATAAGCATGTTATTTACAGGAGAGATCCCGTGAATGACGTGCCTACCGTTGAAACCACATTGTATAAATACTATGAAGATGGTACGCATGAGTGTTATCACTTGTTTAACAGCAAGGCTAAGATAACTACGTACAGATCTTTGAAGTGGCATTTTTATGTTTTATATTTTCTTAATCAAGATAAAGGTTTATTACCTACGTATGTATATGAATTTATAGCTAATAAAGAAAACGGTTTTGTAACATTTTTTATAAGTGATAGAAAACTACAAGCTATGATAGATGACGTGTTGAGAAATGGTGGTGAACCACCTGTAAACAAGAAACGTAAAATATTATTTAAAGACTATAGCGGATTAACACCTGAACAAAAAATGAGTATTGTGGGAAAATTAATTGGAAGATCAAGACGTATAGACGAAGAAGCTATTTATCAGTGCATGCTAGATTTAAATGAGTATGGCCAAAAAATTACTATAGGTCGTATTGCTGGCCTGCTTGATTGTTCAGCTCGTACTATACAAAGAAATATGTCTGATCAACTTAAGAAAGAAAAAGATTTACTAAATAAACAATTATGATAAAATTAAAAAACAAAGTACAAGAGTTTTTATCTTTAATACCTAAAGATAAATTACTACATTATTTTTACGGAAGTATATTGACTTTTATATTTGCTTCACTGTTTGAAATATTTGTAGTTATTTTATTAGTATTACTGATATCTATGGTTAAAGAATTATTAGACGATAAATTTTCTATTACAGATATTATATATACTATTTTACCAGCTATATTTTTAGCTTTAATAAGTTAGATTATGATAAGAGAATTCAATGAATGGATGGCGAGTATCGGTAATATATATTACGCTAATAACGAGCTAATGGAAAAAGCTTTTGATAAAATAGAACAAAATGAAAAAGTATAATGTACAGAATTACATAAGATACAAAGAAGATATTAAAAAGTCTATGCCTGATGATAAGTTTTACGACTATTATACTCGTGACGAACTTATTGTTAAGTTTCTACCTCTTGTAGAAAACCTAGCACGTAAGTTTTCAACTACGCAACAGGCATCAGGGCGTTTTAAGTATTAATGATCTTATACAAATAGGTTCTGAAGGCTTAATTAAAGCTGTAGACAAACTTGATTGGCTACAATTATCTGAGTCTGAAGACATCGAAAAAACATTAAAGTCGTTCTTTGCAAAACGAATAAAAGGCATCATTAGAAGACGTATAGACATGGCTCGTGGCGGTATGCGTATACCAGAACATAAGCTAAATGAGATACGTAAAAATCCTAAAGACAAAAAGATGGTTGAGATATTTTTCAACAGTATGTTTTTAAGTATCGATGCACAAGTAACTAATGACGATGAAGAAAATATGATGTATCAAATAGCAGATAAATCAGAACCATACAACATACAAATACTTAATATTTACTTAAAAGGTTTAATGGAAAAATACCTTGATAAAAACGAATATGAAGTATTACGTATGAGCTACGGTCTTGACTGTGACAAGCACTCTGCTAATGAAATTGCAGCTAAACTTGACATCAAAGGATCAGGCGCTTATGTGCGTGTTTCTGAGCTAAAAAAGTCTGCAGTACAAACACTAATTGATAACGTTGATCACTCGCAAGTGCTTGACTTTGTGTAAGTTAGATATGTAAAACATCAAATCAATGTGTAATTATATTAATATACCAAAACAATAAACCATATGACCATAAATGAAAAGCTGGCTACAATCCAGACAAAGTTTAAATCTAAAAAATCAAGGTTTAACTCATTCGGCAAATACTACTTCAGATCAGCCGAAGACATTCTCGAAGCAACAAAACCCTATCTATTAGAGTTAGGAGTATCAGTAACGATTAATGAAGAACTAATCGCTAGTGATCCTATGCCAATACTACAAACTAGTGCTACAGTATCAGACGGTGATAATAACATCGTAGCTACAGCTCTAGTCGGCGTAGACTTGGCTCAAAAAGGTATGCAAGTACCTCAACAGTTCGGTTCTGCTTCGAGCTACGGTAAGAAATATGCCTTAGGCAATTTATTTCTAATCGACGACACTCAAGACAGCGACGCTGTTAATACACACGGTAAAGCACCGAAAGCAAAAAACACGTTAACCTCTACAAAAGATCCAGCTTTTTCAAAAGCTAGAGCCTATTTAAAATCAGGAGGTAAGTTAGATGCTATAAAAGCTAAATATGCCTTATCTAAAGAAGTTGAGGCCGAATTAAATACTCTATAATGAAAGACGTATTAAAAAAGCTAGAAAATGATGAACACTATTACGGTAAATTTGGAAAACAATACCTTAGTAATTCTGATATTTCTACGTTACTTACAAATCCTTTAGCGCTTGGTCAACCATCAAAGCAAATACCAGCTTTCTTGGTTGGCGGGTACTTTCACACGGCTATACTCGAGCCTGAAAAACTTAAGAAGTTTAAGATCATCGAGGCTAGCACTAGAAATACTAAAGCGTATAAAGAGATATCTGGTGGTGAACTATGTTTGTTACAAAGCGAAGTTGATAAGATCGAACTAATGACTGAAAAAGTATTAGCAAACGATATGTGTAGAGATCTTATCCGCGGTATAAACGTAGAATATGAACGACCAGGTATTGCAGAGCTTGAAGGCGAGATGTGGAAAGGTAAAGCTGACATTGTAAATCATGATGAGAAATTAATCATTGATTTAAAGACAACAGCTGATCTTAACAAATTCAAGTGGTCTGCATCTAAATACAACTACGATAGTCAAGCTTATATTTACAGTAAGCTTTTTGGTTACGAGTTTGTATTTATTGCAATAGACAAAAATACACATCAAATAGGTATATTCGATTGCTCACCGCAGTTTTATGAGAGAGGAGCTGATAAAGTTGCAAGAGCAGCAGAACAATACCGACTATTTTTTAAATCAGAGGATTTTGATCCTCAACAATTTTTTATTAATCAAACCCTATAAACAATGGCAAGAACCAGAAAAAACCAAACTAAAGTATGCAGCGTAACAGGATTAGAAACTAGCGTAAACAATTTCTACGCTAATCAAACGCATGTTAAAGCTGTAGATAATCTGCGACGTAATAGCGGTGCTACTAAAGAGCAGATGCAACGCATGTTTAATCAATTAAATTCTTACGTATAATGGCTAGTATAATTAAAGCTAGTATTAACCTTAATGAAATACCTAAAGATAAAATTATCGTAGGTAAAAAAGGTAAATACTTACCTATAACAATAACGCTTAATGATGAGCCGGATCAGTTCGGAAATCAAGGTCCTATTGTTGTAGCTCAATCAAAAGAAGAACGTGAAACTAAAACTGCTAAAACTTACTTAGGTAATGTACAAGTAGTTTGGACTAACGGAGATAATGTTGCAACCGCGCCACGTGATGACCAACCGCAGCAAGCAGCACCAGCTGCACAACCTGTAGATGACTTACCGTTTTAATGGACGAAGAAGATTATCTAAACGTGATTACCGACGATAATGGTAATGTGACATTAATTGAAGATTAAATTAAATTGAATGCAAACAACAGAGATCAATGGATTCTTGATTGATAATTTCAATCAACACAAGCTAGAAGAAGGAAAAAAGCAGGGTATATGTCCTGTTTGTTCGCACACTAGAAAACCCAAGAATCAAAAGGCAAAATGTGCGTCTTACGATTGGGAACGGGGTCTCGGTACTTGTCACAATTGTAATACAACTTTTCAACTACATACTTACAAACGTAAGGGCGAAACAGTAAAGGTTTATGAAAAACCTAAGTACGCTGGTACAGCTCCTACTAGTAAAATAGTTGAATGGTTTAAAACAAGAGGTATATCTCAGAAAACCCTCACTGATTTAAAAGTCGGTGAGGGATCTGAATATATGCCACAAACCGGTAAAACCGAGAGAGCAATAAAGTTCAATTATTTTATAGGCGGTGATTTAATAAACATTAAGTACCGCGATGGAAGAAAGAACTTTAAATTATTTAAAGGTGCTGAAAAAGTATTTTATAATATTGATAGTACTGTAGGTTATGACTCTTGTGTCATAGTTGAAGGTGAAATGGACGTACTAGCTTTACATGAAGCTGGTATTACCAATGCAATATCTGTACCAAACGGCGCTACATTAAATACTAATAACTTAGATTATCTTGACAACTGTATTGATTACTTTGACGATAAAGAAAAAGTTATATTAGCTGTAGACTCAGATGAAGCAGGTCAAGCATTACAGGCAGAGCTTATAAGACGATTAGGATCTGAAGTATGCTACATAGCTACGTTTGATGATTGTAAAGATGCTAACGAATATTTACAAAAACATGGAAAACAAAAACTGGCAGAGCGTATTGAAGGATCAAGACCGGTACCGCTTGAAAATGTCACGACATTTAGGGACATTGAAGACGAGGTCACAGACTTTGTTCGTAACGGGTTTAAACCTGGATATCAAATTGGTTTGGAAAATTTTGACAACATCTTCTCAACTTATACTGGTCAGTTTATTACTGTCACTGGTATTCCGAGTAGCGGCAAGTCAGATTTTGTCGATCAAATGGTTATTGGCTATAACAAAAACTATGGCTGGAAAACGGCGTTTGCTAGTCCAGAAAATGTCCCGACTTACCTTCACGCACATAAGTTAATGCGTAAGGTTTGGCAAGGTATGCCAACAGCAGCTGATATACACGGTGATCGTTGGAATCAAGTAGCTGATCATTGTAATACAAACTTCTTTCATATTGATATGGAACGATACACGCTAGAGTCAGTGCTTAAAAAAGGTGCTGAACTAGTTAAACGTAAAGGTATTAAATGCCTTGTTATTGATCCATTTAATAAAGTAAGAGACGTTGACTGTAAAACAGAAGATGTCAACAGGTATACAATGGAGTACTTAACTAAAATTGAAATGTTTGCTAAAAAGTTTGACGTTTTAGTTTTTGTAGTAGCTCACCCTACTAAAATGTATAAGGACAAAGATGGTAAGATTGAAGAGCCAACAATGTACAGTATAAAAGGTGGCGGCGAATGGTACGATGCTAGTTATCATGGTTTGTTAGTTCATAGAGATTATGAAAACAAAACTGTTAAAGCTAAAGTTCTTAAAGTTAAGTTTCAAAACCTTGGTGAGAATCAAGCTGAAGCACATTTTAAGTGGGAGCCAAAGTCTGGTTGCTTTATACCGCACGAACCTATTAATATTGGTGACGATCCAATGCCGTGGGAATAAATGGCATGGGCTAAAAAGATAAGCATGGGTACATACGTAGCGTCAGAGTTAGAATTAGAAGCTTATAGATGGTGTATAAGAAATAAAATATATATTGCACCAAAAGCTATTAACGAAACGCGATGGTCTGTTGTTATAACAAACAACGGTAGAACACATGAAGATCCTAGTCATTATATTAAAGGTTTGATATGGGAGAAGATTTACGAATATTATAAATACTATTATGAAAAACACATTTCACAACGCAGATGAAGCATATGAAGCTTTACTTGACGAGGTTGTTATAAACGGTATAGAGTTTGATGGCACGCAGGCTATATTTAACTGCGGCTTTTATATAACAAACCCTGAAGACAACCACATTAAAAACAAACAGCGTAACTGGAGTTTAGAATATGCTGAAGCTGAATGGCAATGGTATTTGTCTGGTGATCCTAGCATTGATAAGCTTGGTGAGCTGTATGGTAAAATACCACCGATATGGGAGCGTATGGCTGATGCCGATCGTAACGTCAATAGTAATTACGGTTACCAGTGGAAGCGTAAAGCTCAAATAGACTATGTCTGTGCAAAGCTTAAAACAAACCCTAACACACGTCACGCAGCAATTAGTATATACGACGGTAAAGAATATGATAAATACAAGACAGATACGCCTTGTACTTACGCAGTTCAGTTTACAATTATAAACGATGAGCTGTGTATGTCCGTCTATATGCGTTCTAATGACATCTGGTACGGTTTCTGTAATGATCAGTATCAATTTTCATCATTGCAAAAAATGATTGCTTACAGACTGAATTTAAAAATAGGTTGGTATTACCACCACGCGCACAACATGCACTTATATAACGATAAATTATAATTATGTATTATTTATACCACATACCTGGTAAAAAGATCGGTGTTACACGTGATCTTAATACCAGAGTTACCCTTATGCAAGGCTATAAGGAGAATGAGTATGAAGTTCTTGAACAGTCAGACGATATAGATTATATATCAGACCGTGAAATAGAACTTCAAAAGTCTTACGGCTATAAGGTCGATAGAAAACTATATAAAAACTTATTTAAAAATATGAATATAAACGCAACACAGCAAACCTCGACTTTCCCTTGTCCAGTTAATAAATTAAAAGGACAATTACACGATAACATAGGTCTTACTTGGCATACGGAATTTGGCCAGTTTGAAATTACCAAACGAAATATTCCGTGGATAATGGCTAACGTTAAAGAGTCAATGTATAACAGTAATAGATGTTATGTATATAATAAAGCTTTTTACGAAGCATTTTTTAATCCTCATCACACACCGCAGACTGAGCTTAAATACGATACTAGTGTAGATAAATTACCAACTCGTTTTGATCTTATAAGATTTTGGGCAAAAGACAGAGGCTTGTACGATAAAGGCAACCCACATACTCAGTACGTTAAACTACAAGAAGAAGCTGGAGAGTTAGCACAGGCGATACTGAAACAAGATAAACCTGAAATACAAGATGCTATAGGCGATATGGTTGTAGTACTTACAAACTTAGCACACTTAGAAGGTTTTACTATTGAAGACTGTATTGATGCAGCTTACACAGAAATAGCTATGCGTAAGGGATCAATGGTTAATGGAACATTTGTAAAAGAAACATTATGAAGATAGATACTAAAGACGAAATAGTACTAGCAGTACTTAAGAAAATGGATCAACGCAGTATAATTGGTCAAAAAAAGTATGGAGCTACAATGATGCAAGAGATCGAAGGTCAAGAAAAAGATCTTAATCGTTTCTTAGTCGACGTACAAGAAGAACTAATGGATGCTTTGCTATACATAGAAGCTGCTAAACGTTGTTTGACTGATGAGATTGAACAAGCTATGATTAATAGGAATAACATCATTGGTCAAAACGGTAATGACGGTTTACACTATGATGAAGATCATGCTTTAGATTTAGTTTTAAACGATATGGTCAAAGACATTGAAGTAGATGAAGAGGAAACCTTATAAACGTAAACGTAAACGCGGGCCAGTACAGTCAAAGAAAGTATCATATGATGGTATTAACTTTGCATCTGGCCTTGAGCGTTATATGTATATGGCTTTGAAAAATGCAAAAATCAAATCTAAATACGAAGGAGAAACTTTTGTTTTATTAAATGGTTTTCATTTTGAAAACGAAGTATATGAACGATGCGCTAATGGTAAAGGTGATTACAAAAATAGAGGTTGCAAACGCATATTACCTATAAAGTATACACCTGATTTCATCGGCGATGGTTTTATTATAGAAACAAAAGGTAGAGCTAATGAATCATTTCCAATGCGTTGGAAGTTGTTTAAACAGCTAGTCATGAGACAGTTTCCAAACACAACGTTATATAAACCACAAAATCAAAAAGAATGCGACGAGACAGTAAAAATAATCCTTTCGAAGCTAAAAGGATAGCTAGACAGAAGTATGCTGAGCGTCAGATCGATAAGTGGTGGCAATGGAGTTGGGAAGCGCGAGGCAAAGTAAAATATAAAGAACTAATAGAAATACAAGATAGATATGGGATCAAATGTTATTGATTATGTTTTAGCTAAATATCCTAAGACATTTAAAGATAAAGAAATAATAGTAAATGAAAATGATGCTTGTTATTTTGTATCAACAAACAAAGATGAATCACCTTTAATATTAAGTAAAAAAATATGAGCAAGCAGAAAAAACAATGGAGCCTGTCAATAGGTACTTATCCAGGCTTATTAGTCGGTATAAGATCATACGAAGAAGAAACACAGACAACACACGTTATTTATTTACCGCTAATTGACATAGCATTAGAGATATATAAGTAATGGGATTATTTGATAAAAGAATACCGTATAAACCTTTTGAGTATCCTGAGTATTACACAGAAGGTTGGTTAAAGCAAGCTCAAGCATTTTGGTTACATACTGAAATACCAATGAGTGGAGATGTTAAAGATTGGAACGAAAGATTAAATGATAAAGAAAAGAACCTGGTCGGTAATATATTGCTCGGCTTCGCGCAGACGGAGTGTGCGGTTTCTGATTACTGGACACAAAAAGTAGTAAGCTGGTTTCCAAAGTACGAGATACAGCAAATGGCTATGATGTTTGGATCACAAGAGACTATACACGCAGTAGCATACAGTTATTTAAATGAAACATTAGGATTAGAAGATTATGAAGCATTCTTACACGAACCGGCGACGGCTGAGAGATTTGATAATTTGGTTGCTTACGACGGTGATAACGCAATTGGTATTGGTAAAAGCTTGGCTGTATTTTCAGCCTTCGCTGAAGGAGTTAGTCTGTATAGTGCTTTTGCAGTCCTTTATAGTTTTCAGCTTCGCAATTTACTTAAAGGGATCGGACAACAAATGAAATGGTCTGTTCGCGATGAGAGCTTACACAGTAAAATGGGTTGCAAGCTTTTCCGCGATATGTGCAGAGAAAACAATCAATTACTTAATTTATGTCGAGAAGATATAGTAAAAGCTGCGGAAACCATGGTAGCACTAGAAACTAAGTATATTAACAAGATGTTTGAGATGGGTGACATTGAAGGCATATCATCAAATGATCTTACGCATTTTATAAAAAAGAGAGCAAATGAAAAACTTGTTGAACTGGGTTACGTTGACCTTGGGAACTATTTCGCGTATGACAAGGGCGCAGCGTCTAATCTTGATTGGTTCTATCATCTTACCGGCGGGGTCACTCATACTGATTTTTTCGCAATACGGCCGACGGATTATAGCAAAGCTGGCGAAGGGGAAGACTTCGAAGATATTTGGTAACATAACTAATAAAGATATAGAAAAAGACTTATATGAAGGGAAGTAAACAAAGCAGAACAGATCTGCTAGAAAAAAAGATACAAGCAGCGATTAATATAATTAAGCAATTATTAGATGAAAATGCTTATTTAAAAGATCTATCTGTAGGTACACTGGAGACTGTAAAGTTAATGCCAGGTTATGATGAAGCAATAGAACAGTTAAAAACTAAACTAAAAGAAGATGGAGAGAAAAAGAAGATGGAAGTACAGGCTGATTAAAGCCTTACGATATACTAATAAGCTCACATCTTGGCAGAAGTTTGCGTCACGTGTTGGATACATGGGCGCAGGCTTTGTCATAGCAGGGCAATGGACAATTGAACCTATGTTTTTTATCATAGGATTTATGTGTGTGATAGTACAAACATCATCACGTAAACAATGGAACTTAGTTGCTTTAAACGTTAATGGTTTAATAGCATGGATCATACACTTAATAAACGGAGTATAAAATGTGGAACAATGAATGGAAAAAAGGAGAAGATTACCCTAAGTGGGGTGATACAGATGTATATAAAAAAACTATATCAGGCGGTTACTTACTACAAGATGAAACGCCTCGTGATGCATACATGCGAGTTGCTAAAACAGTTGCGCGTAGACTTTACAAACCTGAGATGGCCGGAACGTTCTTTGATTATATTTGGAATGGTTGGTTGTGCTTGGCTAGTCCTGTGTTATCAAATACAGGGACTGATCGCGGTTTACCTATATCTTGCTTTGGCATTGATGTTGCAGACTCGATACAGGACATAGGGCAGAAAAACCTAGAGATGATGCTACTCGCTAAGCACGGCGGTGGAGTTGGCATTGGTATTAATATGATTAGACCCGCCGGCGCTAAAATAACAGGTAATGGAACAAGTGATGGCGTTGTGCCGTTTTGTAAAATATACGACTCGACAATACTTGCCACTAATCAAGGATCTGTCAGACGAGGAGCTGCATCAGTTAATATTAATATTGATCACCCCGATTTCGATGAGTGGCTCGAAATACGTGAACCTAAAGGTGATGTCAATAGACAATCACTTAACATGCACCAGTGCGCTGTGGTTGGCGATAAATTTATGCGACGAATTGAACAAGGAGATAGAGACGCTAGAAAACGTTGGGGAAAATTACTTCAAAAGCGTAAAGCTACTGGCGAACCTTACATCCTTTTTAAGGGGAATACAAATAAAAATAACCCACGAGCCTACAAAGACAATGGCTTAAAGGTACATATGACAAACATATGTTCAGAGATTACATTACACACAGACGAGAATCATAGCTTTGTATGTTGCTTGTCGTCATTAAATTTAGCTAAATATGATGAATGGAAAGGTACTAACCTTATATATCACGCCACGTGGTTTCTTGATGGCGTTATGGAGGAGTTTATTCAAAGAGCCAAAGGACTTAGAGGTTTTGAAAATGCCATTCGTTCTGCTAGCAAAGGACGAGCACTCGGGCTGGGTGTCCTTGGGTGGCATACCTACCTCCAAGAAAAGGCTATTCCTTTTGAAGGTTTACTTGCTCAGTTTGAAACTAGGAAAATATTTTCGCAAATTAAAATCGAAAGCGAGCGGGCTAGTAGAGATCTTGCTGAGGTTTATGGTGAACCTTTGTGGTGCGTTGGCACTGGGATGCGTAATACTCACCTGCGCGCTATTGCTCCCACTGTTAGTAATTCAAAGCTTAGCGGAAACATTTCGCCGGGAATAGAACCTTGGGCTGCTAATGTATTTACAGAGCAATCAGCTAAAGGTACATTTATAAGAAAAAATCCTACACTTTTAAAATTACTTAGAAAACTTAAAATCAATACAAATGAAACTTGGGATAAAATACTGGCAGATGGTGGTAGTGTTCAAGGTCTATCTGAGCTTGACGGGGTTGTGGTTGGACCACACGATGTACCGGCTAAAGACGTTTTTAAAACGTTTAAAGAGATCAATCAGCTCGAACTAGTAAATCAAGCTGGTATACGACAGCAGTACATAGATCAATCTGTTAGTTTAAATCTAGCATTTCCTAGTGTAGCTACACCTAAATGGATTAATCAGGTTCATATGTCAGCATGGAAGAAAGGTATTAAGACCTTGTACTATACTAGAACTGAATCAGTACTACGCGGTGATATAGCACAACAAGCTATGAGTGAAGATTGTTTAGCTTGTGATGGCTAAAGGCTAAAAGTTATGACTTTTTTATACATACAATAACTAATGTGTATAAAAAATTAAATAATCTATACATATTAAAAAAGGGCTCTCGTAATGAGGGCCCTTTCTTGGTTACAGGAACTTTTGGGTATGGTACGCCCAGTTATCTTTGTTCCTTAATTTGATTGTCCTAACGACGATATTACATTAACAGCATCATCAGCAAAATTAACAGCTAAGTTTTTACCTTTTTTAATAAATTTTTTAATAATACTAGGGTTTTTAGAAAGATTAAAACCTTGCTTTATCACAGGACCTCCACTCATTATAAAAGCTAATGTGTTATCTTCATTTATGTTGCCTAACTGTGGATCAATTATGCTGTACCTGTCATGTGCTTCCTGGGAATTAGATTTTTTTAATCTATCCCGTGTAGCTTTTATTTCTTCTAATCTTTCAAAGTGGTGTGACATATTAATTTATTTTTTTACAAACACACTCTGCAACCGCACAGTCTTTTACGTTAACAATTAATTTAGACACTAACCAGTTCCATTTACACATTAGCTTGCACCAGCAAGCCTGCATCCATAATCCTAGTTTTACTAATAATTTTCCCATAATTTATTTATTTATACATTCTAGCCAGTTTTGAAGCTGGTACTCCATCTTTTTTTACAGATCCACCTTTTGCTATTTCCATAGTATAAGCATAATCTTTTAAAGACTTAATATCTTCAGGCTTTCTAGGCTTAACATAAGTTTTAGGTCCAGCGCCATCCGTGTCATCAATATAAAAACCTTCTTTACTTTGCTTAACATATTTATCGTAAGCAGGTTTATGAAGTTTTTGAATTGAATCTTGATATTCTTTTTTCTTTTTAGGATCTATTTTTAATGGTGATTTACCGCTAAATGATTTTTGAAATGGTGAACTCATGATTTTTTTGATTTATTTTTTTGACAAAAGTTTCTAGCTGCTTCTACGCTGCCGAAACCCCACTTTTTTAGTGCCATTGCTTTTTTAGTTGGTTCGCCTTTAGCATTTTTCATTGCTCCAGCCATACCAGCAAATCTACAAGCAAATGACACTCTTCGCTTGTTAGTTCCTTTTGTAAGTCTTTTACCTAATTTCTTACCGGTTTCAGATGTATACTCTGACCGCATTTTTCTATTTTGCTTTTCGTAAGCTTTTTCTTTTATTTTTACTGGTGATTTCATATTAATATGTCCAAATTACGTTTTGTGATTTACCTTTGTCGATGTCTACATGTATAAAAGTGCTAGCAACACCTATACGATTAAAACCTACTTCTATTAATGCTGTAAGCATTTCAAATCTATCGTTAGATCTTACGCATGCTACATCAATTGCTAAGCCTTTTAAATGCGAAGATGAATCAACACCACCGACTTTACGGTTGTGAGACTCAGTTCTGTATCCACTAGTTACATGTATAGGCTTGCCATATATCTCACGAGCTTTGTCTATCATATCCAAAAGCTCAGGATCCATAAGCTGACCACTACCTTGTATATCAGGTGAATCAAATTCTTCGTAATTAAAGTATTTCAATCTTCAGTTTCTTTTTTGATATTGATCCATTTAGAAATGGTATAGCCAATAGTTATTAGTAGTAATACAATTTTCAAACCGTCTTCTATTTGTGTAAAGGTTGTAACACCCAGCGCACCCGCGTTCATAGCGTATAGCTTCATATCTGATAAACTCATTTTATTCTCCACATTTTTTTGATGGATCATCTACTCTTCTCCAGTCTTCTTTTTCAAACCAGTCTCTAAGTGTAGCTCCTTTCTTACGAGCGCCTTTAACATTAGTCTTAGACGATCTTTTATATTTACCTTTTGCGCCAGCAGATTTCTTAGAGTTAACCAGCTTCTGTCTCTCTTCTTTACTCATGCTTCGTATTTTAGAAGCAGGTAAACAAGTTTTAGTTGTACCTCCACCTTTTTGTTTATTAAGTGGAGATCTTTTTTCTTCTGCTTGGGCTAAACCTACTTTGTTACCATCTCCTCTACCAGAAACAGCAGCGGTTCTATTGCGCATTTTATTCCAAGGTTTTGAGTGCATAACTGTAGCAGCACAATGCATCATAGGTGTTTTTTGTGAATAAGCCATTACTTTTTCTTTTTACCTCCGAACTTACCAGGTCCACCAGCTTTAGTACATCTTACGCCCCAGCCTGAAGCATAAGCACTAGGCCAAACCTTAAATTTCTTTTTTGCTGCAGCTTTACATGCTGAACTTATTTTACCATAAAGTGGTGATCCCATATTTATACCTGATTTAACAACGTAAGGTCCTATTTTATCTACTTTTACTTTAGAATAATCTTCAACAGAATGCTGTGGAAAAGTAGAAGCATCTCCTTCTTTTTTAGCAAATTGCTTTTCAAAATCATCTTCAGTAACATAATCACCTGGCTTATAGGTTTTACTAGGTTTGTTTATCCTAATAGTATCTTTATGTTTTTTATTTTTTTGATTCGGCATTTTTCTTTTTATTTTGTAGTTCAATTATTTTTTTAACTCTAGCATCTTCATAACGCAATGCTTTAATTTGTTTTTTATCAAGACCTAAATCTAATAGCATTTGTACTTGATCAGATGTTTTAGTATCTTTTTTCATTGTATCAAACTCACGTTGTTTAATCTCTTCAGGTGTTGGATCTTTAGGTTTGTCCCAACCTCCATAGTAAGGTAAGCCAATGTCATAAGTACCCCAACCTAAGCCTAATGCAACTTTTTGCCAAGTCTCTGTTTGATTACTTAATAAACCTCTAACGTTGTTTGCTTTCTTAACAACACGATCAACAGGCACGTTTGTAAAAGCAGATATAATCTGAGCACCTGCTAAATAAGCTGGGTTGTCAAGGCTAAAGCCTTTTTCTTTCATTTCTTTTCTATTCCAGCTAAAGCTTTTTAATCCGCCTACTAGTTTTCTATATTTAGAATTAAGTGGTGGTGAAAATCCTAGAGCTTCAACTGATGCAGCTTCATACTCAGGTGTTTTCTTACCGTGCTCATCGTATAGTTTAACTATCATATTTTTAAGAGCTGAAACTGCTGTACCTGCAACACCTAAACCTTTAAGCTGTGAGTCAAGCATACCGTTTGCAACTCTAGCTATTTTCTTATCAGCACGTGCTTTTTTCTTAGCATCTTCTTCTTCGTCTTCGCTATCACCAAATCCTATAGCAAATAAAGCTTGCTGCAGCGCGTTGAATATTAAATTCTGTACAAAACCATAATAAGCTATTTTAGACACATGAGTTCTCCAGTCGCCGCGACCTGCAATAAGATCTTGTGCAGATCTTTTTTGTATTCTAGCATACTGCATCGGAGTATTTGCCCAAGCAAGTATTACACGACCTGCGGCTGATGCCTGCTGCATACTAATTTTAGACGGATCACTTGACTGCTGGTTTTCTTCAGCTAATGCTCTAAAGTCATCAAATGCTTTTTCTTCTGCAAGCTTTTGATCCATACCTTCTTTAATATACTTTTTTATTCTATTTCTATAAAACGTAGCACCGCCTGAAGCAATAGCAAAACTGTCAGCAAACCTTGTCATAACAAAACCCTTGCTAAGTAAGAAAGCAATAGCAGCTCTTGGTTTGTTTTTAGAATCTTTTACTGCATCTGCTATTTCAGATTCACTTACATTAATTTTAAGACCGTTACGGCGTTGTGTTAAATAATCAGAGTTCATAAGCGACATAAAGTCTTTCCAGTATTGTTTCTGATTTGCAAACGCTTTACCTGCAGCTACAATATTATTATCACCCCAATTTATAAAGTTTACAGCAGAGATGGTCTGTAGCAATGCAGATCTTGTATTTAAGAACATTACAGCACCGACAGAGTTGTTTAGCCAGTCGAATATCTTTTCTGTTACAGGGTTGCTTCCTATTGGTCTATTAGTACCAGCTTTCATACGACGTATGCTATCTTCCATAGCTCGACGCCATCTTGTACCGTAAGCAGCTTCCATTTTATTTAAGTTCTCAGGTGAGAATATAATATCTAAGTTCTCTCTAAACTCTTGCTGAGCTTCTGCTCTACTGACCTTGTTTATACCACCAATAATATCTGTAGTTAAGTTACCACCTAACCAGTCTTTACTAGGTTCAGGATATAACTTACCTTTTTGTATTGATATTAATTGATCTGCAAACGCTTGTAATTTAGGGTCGTTCTTAATAAAGGCATTTAGCTTTCTAATGTCTGCTTTTGATAATCCAGGTATTGACATACCTTGTTGCGTCCATATGTAAGTTCTAATAGCATGCTGATATGTAAAACCACCAATACCAGTTTCTTTTCTAAATGTTTTAGGTAAACCTGGAAATTGCTGTTTAAGTGCCATAAAGTCATTAGCTGCTGCCATTTTAGCTTGAACAACAGTGTCTTCGGCTTTCATATACGGATCTAACAAATTTGTTTTAAGAAAAGCCATTTGAGCATCACCCTTTCTTTCCTTTGCCTAGCATCTTGTACAATAGACCTGTAAAGTCTTCTGCCGATGCAGGTATTAAGAAATTATACTTACCTTTGCTAGCACCGACTGTTTTAGCCTTTTGCAGCTGAAAACTGCTTGTATGTTTCAATTCCAGAGGAATCAAATATCATATCATTGACTATAGTGTCAAATGTTTGCTTTTTACTAGCTCTAGCTTGTTGCACTCTTGATTTAACATCTATTTGATCTAAAACTTCTTTAACAGCTTTAACGTTTTTACTAGCATCATCTGCAAAGTAAAAGTCGTTATAACCTTCAGCTGCTTTACCAGCTATCCATCTACCTTTAGCCGCAGCTGTGCCATCGCCTAAACCTGTTATATTGCCTAAAGGTATATCAATACCCAGCGCTTTCATAAAAGCCTTTATAGGACCAGCCGCTGCTTGTGGTCTTGCTGTTAATATAAACAAGTCTTCTGTACCACGAGTATCTGCTATTTTTTTAGCAACATTAAATAGTGGTCCTTTCTTGCCATCAATCACTTGCTCGAACTGACTAAAATCAAATGTAGCGCCTTGGGCTTCAAGATCTGCCGCTTGCTCAGCAAACTGTGTAGCATTTATTTCTTTAGTGCCGCCTGGAACTTCTTTTAAAACCTCTGCTTTTTGAGAATCAGTAAGACTATTGAAATTTTGTTTATAGCTAGGTAGGTTTTCAAATTCTTTTTTAAACTTTCTTCTAGCTACAATATCAAGCATATCTTTATCTATGCTAGATATAGGCATATTAACGATAACTTTGCTATTAGATCTAGCTAGCGTGTCATCAAAATCAAATACTCTTATTTTTCTAACAGGTTTGTCTATTTTTCTACCTTCATTTAAAGCTTGATCAAGATTGCTTAATTCACCTACTATGTCTTGATTTGTTTTTTGTTTTTGACTAGCTCTAGCGTAACCTAGAGGTCCAGGCATCATTTCTGTGTTTTGCTTCTTAGCTCCTTGATAAGTTGATTTATTATTGATCATGTTTTTGACAATAATACCTTCAGGACTTAAACTCGCATCTGAAGCAGTGGAAATTATTTTAGCTTGTTTTTCGCTAAGTTCTTGAGCTATAAATTCAGCTAAATTTGTACCTGTAAAAATTCTACCTGATGGTAATCTTCGTATTCCAATAGGTATTTGAAACTGAGCATCTTTGCCTAAAAAAGTTAAAGGATTTGCAAAACTTCTGACAGACGCACCATCTGCATCTTTTTCTACTCTCATTCTTTCTGAGATAACAGCTTGCTCTAGACTAGCAGCGTTAACTTTAGCGTCAAATATAGCTTTTTCTTTAGTTATTTCACCTTTTCTAAACTTATTTAATATATTTAAAAAATTCTTATTAGCGTTAAAAAGCTCTACTAAATGCTCATTATGCATTCTTTTATTTTCAGTTTTACCTTTAGTAGTACCTTTTTCTGGTTTTATGCTAAAACTAGTAACAGGTATTAAACCCTTAAATATACCAGTTGCTCTATTTACTTGAGATTCTAATATATCTATTATTGTTGCAAAATTTTCGCTAGTAGGATCAGCTGCAAACATGTTTATTAAAGAAACATAAGTGTCAGAAACCGCTCTTTGATTCGCAATTAAAACATCATCAATATTTGTTTCTTTATCTGGAGTTAAAAGATCTTCTACTTTAGCTCGTGTTTCGTCTAAAGTTATATCACCATTATTATATGAATCAGCTATTTTTTCAACCTTACCTCTAAATCCTTTTTGACCCCAGTTTCTTGGAGCAAAAACATTTTCACTGCTCCCTAACTTAGTTCCAACACCTTTTAAAACATCGGCTCCAAAAGCAGCTGTTAATAACTTACTATAGCCATCGCTAGATTTTAAACCATATGCTTTGTATGTCAATGGCTTTCCTCCTATTGTTATTCTAGTATCGCCAAAACCTACAGTATCTATAATAGCTTGCTGCATAGACTTTGGTAAATCAGAAAAACTTTTACCTTTAGGTATCATGCCTTTGATTAAAGAAGTATAACCTTTTTTAAGTTTAGCTGCGTTAGCTACAGATGATATTTCATTTTTGCCTCCAACTCTAACATTAAATTTGCTTCTTAATTCTTTATATCTTTTTTCATTTGTAAAAAGATAATCAACAGCGTCCGTAAAATCAACACCTAGAGTTTTTGCTGTATCTTCAATAAAATTTATTTCAGCTTCAATAGCATCTGCATCGAGATTTCCAGATAAAGTTTTTTCTAAAAACTTCTTAGCTCCTTTGTTTTCTACTTCATTTACAGCTTCTTTTATTATTTTATTACTAAACCTAGCGCCTGTTCTTGTTCTAGCTACAGGATCTGGTACAGCTTGCTCAAATATCAAGTTTCTAAGAGATAAGTTAGCCAAGCCTTTTAATGCTTGAGCGTCACCTGATCTATACACAGCATCCTTACCTTTAGCTTTTTTAGCTTCAGGATTTAAAGCGTCAATTATATTTTTATAATCTTTTAAACCTTTTCTAGTGTCTCTTACGTATTTGTCTTTAGAGTTTTTAGTAAATAAGGCTTCTAATATTTTACCAGGTATAGAAGTTGATTTACCTTCTATGTTTGCAGCTTCTGCCAGCATCGCAAAGTCAGCCTCTGCGTTTATATTTAAAAATTGTTGTAAAGCCGTAACAGCGCCTGACACAACATCGCCTTTCATTATATTTTGATTCTTCTTAGAAAACCTATTAGCTTTCAAGCCAGTAGCTTTTTCCATTAAAGCAGCAACCGCAGGTCCTATGTCTTTAATGTCTTTAAACTCTTTTATTTCACCCTTGTAAAAGTTAGCAATGTCATCTGCAATGGCCTCTTCAAACAACGCGTCTACCTCAGCCTTTGTGCTAACACCTAAATTACTTAATATTGTACTAGGATACTTCCTAGACGCCTTAGGAGTTGTTCTAGCTCTTGCTTTTTGCTTCGTAGTGGTTGTTTTTTTACTAGCAATTTGTCTAGCCTCCGAGCCGCTTGTACTTTCAGTTACAAATTTATTTGGATCAAGACCTGCTGCTGTATATATTTCAGCTGCTCTTACTCCTAACCTTCCTAGAAAAGTACTAACCTCACCTTTATCTTCGGCATATTCTTCCGCTAGTGATTTTTTTCTACCTTTAAAAGTTATATCAACCATACCAGGCGTCATCATGTCTGTCACGGCTTGAAGTATGTCATTTGAATCAACACCACTTTGCTGCGCTACATCAGGATTAAACTTTAATAAATCTAATATTAAACCAGAGTTTTCTTCAACAATCGTAGTTGCAGCACCAATGTCTCCCTCGACAATGTTCTGCATTAACTTCTTGTTTCTTGTAGCCTTTTCAGATAGTCTAGCTTCACCTTGTTCAGTAACTTCAGTTCCTTTTATAGTTCCTGTTTTTGCAGCTACATCTGCACCTTTACCACTCTTAATTGCTTTATTATATCCTTTAACAAAGTCTAAAGCACTTCTACCAGTTCTAAAGCTAATATTTAATTTACCGCCACTAAATATACTTTTTAATGTTCTGCCAAAATCTACAAATTTGTCAATTAAAGTAGTGTTTTCTACTATTTGATCATTAGATAAACCTTCACTAGTTAAAGTAAAAACTTCTTCGTAGTACTGCTCTTCGCTTATATCGCCGTCTCTAAACTGTTTATTAGCTTGATTAAGTCTATTTGCTACTACAGCATCTAGTTCTATGCCATCACTATTTAATAAAGCTTCTAGCTTTTTACCAGCTTTTATTTTAGCGGCACTGTTATTTACAAATATTTTATCTAACAAAGCATGTAAAACTTCGTGCTGAGCTGTAGTTGCTACATTATCTTGTAAAGCAGAAACTTCGTTTAATATAACTTGAGTAGTTCCATCACCCATTCTAGATATAAAACCATAACTTTGGTCTTCGGCAGGCAATATATTTCCTTTTTCATCTCTATCTAAACCTACAACTTCACCTCCATTAGCTTCAATTGCTTCAACAGATGATATAAGATCTTCTGTACCTTTAACAATTTCAAGTCCAACACCTTTAAGACCTTCAGCGAAAGCTTCAGCGCCTTTAATGTTTTTTAAAGTTCGATCTTGCGTAACTAAACTGTTTAATTCTGCGTCTATTTCTTTAAGTCTAGCAGACTCTGCTTTTGTTAAACTAGAGTTATCAACTTCCTTTATTTTATTTTTAAGATTTTTTTGTTCTATTAACAGGTCAGCAAACTCTGTTTTATTAGTAGTAACCTCTAGGGCATTTAAAACATTGGAAGCACCTTGTACATTTCTAGCTTTTTCTTTTATAGAATTAGCTTGGGCTTCTGTTATGTCGCCAGCGCTTAGCTGTTGATCAACTCTAGCATTAATAGCCTGTAAAGACCCTTTTACTTTTAAAAGATCCATTTGAACAGGCGTTATGCCTTGTGTGCCGTCTCCTACGTCTAGACCGTCAAAAGCCTCGTTAATACTAACTAGATTATTTTTAGTTAAAATATTATCTATTTTTCTATTAGTAATACCGCTTTTGACATTGCCAACGGCTTGAGATATGTTAACAGGCGAAGTATATAAACCACCACCACCAACTCCAAGTAAGAAAGCATCTGGAACTCCTTCAAAAGGATCTTTACCTTTTATTAAGTTTTGAGTTATTTGAGTTGCAACTTCTTCAATACCTTCACCTAATGTACCAGCTATAGCACCATATTTTTTTATAGCTGTTTCGTACATATCTATTAATCCTTTTTTAAATACTTGAATACCTTTTTCTTTACCTTCTTTAGCTATTATTGTTCTATAGCTTCTACCAATTGAACCTTTACCAACAAAACCAAAAACTGTTTCAGCTGCACCTAAACCTAAAGAAGATGTAACTATATCAAACTCCGACATAGCAGGATTTTTTTCACGCATTTCTCTTATTTCAGGACCAGCAAAACCAATTGTTCCAGCAGCTATAAACTGACCAGCTTTCATATAACCACCACCTAACATCATAGATATAGATACCGGAGCGCTTTCAGCCAAACCAGTACCCATTTGCTTAAAACCTTCAAGATAATTTCCTTTAGCAAAACTATTAGCAATACCTTGTGTTTTGTAGTTTACTTTATCATAAGTTTTATTTATAGCATCTAATTTTTCTCCTTCAGCAATGTAATAATTTAGTATTGGATTTGATAAATCACCTAATTCTTCTTTAGCAAATTTATCAGCACTTGCTTCAAATGATTTTGGTAAAATTCCTATTTTTACTAAAAGATTTTGAGGTAATGATGCTAAACCGTAAATAGAAGAAGGTACGTCTGCCATTATTTCACCAGCACTTACACTTCCTCTTCTAAGCCCACTTTCAAGTCTACCTAAATATCCCATTTCAGCAACTAGTTTTTCAGCTTCTTTTTGAGCTTCAGCGTCTTCACCTATTTCTTTTTTTAAGATTTCAACTAGTTTTTTTCTTTTTTCTAGTAAACTATCAAAATATTTTTTACCTTTTTTGCTTTTTATTACAGTTTGATTTTCTACTGTTGTTTTTTCATTTTTAAATTCACCAGTTTCTGGATCTGGATATTGAAATAAACTTTTTTCTTTTTTAGTTACTTTTTTAGTTTCAAAATTGTTTAAAGCAGAATCAATTTCACTTATTTTAATTAATAAATTATCAGCACCTGTAGTTTCTTCAACATTATCAAAAGTTGGAAGACCGGAAACCATTTCTATTTCAGCCTGTTGACCTTGCACTTGATCCTCGTATTTTTTAAGATTTTTTAGTTGATCCTTGTCAAGATGATTTAATTTTTCAGCTATTTTAGCAGAAGCATAAGTATCTTCTTGAAGAATAAAATCTTTATCATCTTTAGATTTATAATAATAATCTAATTGACCTTCTGGATTTACTTCAAATTTATATTGATAAGGATCATTCTCAGGATTGTAAACCTCGCTTTGTTTAGCTACTGTTTCATATTTTCTTCTAAAATCAAAAGTAGCATCCATGGCTTGCATGCTCATGCCTACTTTAAACTCTCCAAATTTATAGTCTTGAAATGGTAATTCTCCATCTCCAGAATCTAAAGGTTCGGATACTTCTGTTTTTTCTGCTGTTACAGTCGTATCCTTCTCCGCAACAGCAGGTTCCTTTACCTCTTCTTTAGTTTCTTCAGTAGTAGTTTCTTCAACATCTTCTACAGTTTCTTCATCAGGTGTAAAGTTTTTAAGAATTTCTATAATTTGCTCAACTTTCAAAGGAGGAAACTGAGACTGAAGTTCTATAGTTTTTTCTTCTAATGTCATTTAATTTAAGTTAATTTGTTATCTTGTAAAAACTTTTGAGCTTTAGCTTTTTTAGCTTCTTCTAAATCAAATACAGCGGCGTCTGCTTCTACTGCAGGAAGCTTGTTTGTAGTAAATTGCTTTAAGTAATTATTCATAAAATAATCTCCGTATTTGCTTTCAAATAATTCTTTATTTTTTTGAGACAAAGGTAATACTTCTTTGTAATCCCAAGATAAATCACCTGCATTTGCATTTTGTGCCATTTGATCATCTTCTTCAACACTTGATCCTTGACTAATAAAAACGTTCCAAGCAGCTACAACGCTTTGTTCTTGTTGCAGTAAGCCTGCGACTTCAGCATTTACAAACGGCTGTGCTTTTATTTTAATTTTATCTAAATCAAATTTAAGTACGTTTCTACCTTTACCACCGCCTATGTCTATTATTTCATAGTCAAAAGATCCGTCTACATTTTTCATAACAAACTCTTCAGATAAAGAAGCTTCTGGTAATAAGTTACCTTCTTCATCTGCAGATCCCTCTGCTAAAACACCGCTGTCAACTAATAGTTTTAGCATGTCTGCATTTACATCTGGAGTTTCAACTACAAGGCTAGTGTTTGATTCTAGTAAAGCACTAAGCGTATTGTTATTAATTACTAAAGGCTTTTCAAATAAAGGTCCTTCAAATACTATTTCCTGAGAACCATCTTGCATAAGATTTAAATAAACATTATATCCTTCTGTCTTAGAAAAACCGGGCTTATTGGTCATAATGCAATTAGCGACCATAAATGAATAATCGTTGTTAACATCATAGTAATTATCCTCTGTTACAGAAAGCTCGTCTACGACCTGTTGTAAGAACTCTATGGACTTCTGAGGAGCTTCATCTAGTCTCTTTACTTGCTCATGTTCGTAATTACAGCTTTCATCTAAACATTTACCTGATTGTATAGCCATTTTTAGTTTAGCATACATCTTACCTGTATTAGCGTAAGCGTTGTCTAGTATTTTAAAAGAAGCGTCAATGTTAGCTGCAACATAATCTTCGTTGTAAGCTAGTGCGTTACTTTTATTAGCTTGTTGTATAGACAGATTATATGTTATGTTTTTATTCTCCATTTTATTATCGGTTATTAAAATCTATACCGCCAAATAAACTAGCCGCAGCTCCAATGCCACCGGTCAAAGCAGCTGTACTGTCTCTACTAGCAGAAGCGGCTTGACCTCTTAATGCTGATATTTGATTAGAAACTCTATCTAACTGTTGTTGTTCTCTTTGCTCTGTCATACCAAACACAAACTGTCTACCAGCAACATCCGCTTGTTGTAGCCTTTGTTGTTCAGACATTTTCTGCTGCTGTAGTGTAGCTTCACCAGCTGCTCTTTGTCTTTCATTAGCTACTTCTTGACTTTCAATACTAGCTGCTACACCTTTTTTAGCCCGCAATGCGGCTTGAGCTAAAGCCGTGGCACCACCTGCTGAAGCACCCGTAGCTCTTATAGTATCTAAGGTGTTAGCTAAAGCGATATCAGACTCTTCTATTTGCATTTCAGCCGCTTGAGTAGCTACGCTTAAATTAGCAAAAGGATTACTAAGCATTGAACTTAAATCTTGAATTCCTACATAAGGATCTATAATAGCTTGTCTATTATTTTCTAGTTCGGTTAATTTTCTTTGTAACTTTCTAGCTTGCCTTGCAGCTCTTTTAGCAGCTCTTCTAGCCTTGCTAGAACCAATGATACCACCAGCTAAACTAGCTACGCCGCCTATTATAGCTCCTACCATTTTTTTATATTTTTATTATTAATATCCATTATTAAAATTATATTCACTACCGACTTGAAATAACTGTTTTTCGCCTCCAAAATCAGTAGTAGAATCTGTTGACATTGTAACTACTGAATAAAAGCCTTTAATACCAGTTATGTCATTTCCAAAATGAATTTCACCCTCTACCGGTGTACTATTATTAACTAAATTAGCATAATATTTATTTTCTTTACGATTAAAACCTGCTCTAAAAATATTACCAGTAAGAGGAGTAGGGAAAACATTGCCAAAAGAATCATAACTACCTTCTTCGTAACTTAAAACATTATTTGTAGAATCATTTGAAAAAGAATAAACACTATTAATTTCATCTTCACCTGTTGAGTCTGAAATAAAAGAATCAACTTGCCAACCGTTATAGCCTTCGTACTCTATATTTTTGAAAGTTTTAGATACGCTAGGATTTTCGTTTAAGATAAATTTTATACTTGAATTGTAATTTATTCCGTAAAATTTGTTTCTTGCTAAATCACTAAAATTAAGTTGCGTATTGTCGTTTAATATTTGAGCTTTATTAACTGTTATTGTATTACCGTTAATGCTTAATATAAATGTTCCAGGTTTTATTGTAGAACCGTAAACAATGTCACCTAGTCTTAAATCACCTTGAATATTATCAAGAGTAATTAATTGACTAGTCTGAACAGGACCATTTGTCAATGCTTGAGTAATTTTGTTTTCATTATAATTATGAAGCCAAAGTCTGCCATTTTCCGTTGTGTATGTTTGGTTTCTAATTGATAATATTTGATCTGGTTTGAAACTAAAAAAGCTAGTCCAACCTTTAACCCTTTCGTCCCAAGCTAAAGTAGTAGGTTTATTATTATTATCATTTAACGTTATATTTTTTCTAGTATTAACAAAATATTGACTTGTATACACATCCCAGCCACCTAATATTCTTCCTGGAGCTGAAGATAATTTTATTCTGTTTAATTCATCTCTAAAATAATCTTTCATACCAGCAGAAGATATTTCATCTATACCACTTCGAGAAAGTTTTAATATAACATTTTTGTTTGAATCTGAAAAATATTTATTGTATCCATAAACAGCAAAGCTTTCTGGATTTTTAGATATTCCATATTCACCAGCATAAGGTTGAATAGCACCTATAACTAAGTTAGAAGAAGTAACAGTGCCACCGCCTTCTGCTGAATAAATAGCGTCTTTATCAATTAAAGCTCTACTTACTTTTAGCTCTTGAAATATATTTAAATTAGTATCTTCAGCATAAAGTTTCTGTATAGATCCATTAACAGGGTCTAAACTTTTAGTTATTTCCTCTCCTACGCTAAAAACATTAGTATTGTTTATACCTGTTCTAGAATTAAATATACCAGAGTATATAAGTGTATTAACTCTTGGTGAAGCATTTGGCTCGTCTTCTACTAAATAAGCCTTAGCACCGTAATCTGTAGATGTATTATTATAACCACCTCTAATTCTAGCTTCCTCAATAGACCAATTAGTTAAATCGTCATCATCAACAGACAAAGGAAAATTTCTAGGATAACCACCAATTTCTTGAGGTATACCTCTTGAGCCATTCCACATAGCTGTTCCATCGCTTGAATTGAAGCCGCTATTACTCTTTTTTAGAATAAAGGTATTAAAATATTTTACTTCTATTATAGCCGCCATATTATATTATCACTTATTTTTTTTTGTTTTAACTCTACGTTCCTGGTGTGCAATTTTCTTGACAAGAGCTTATAGTTCCAGAGCCGACTTGACCAGATGACACCATTTGCTGCCCGAATGAAAAAGTAGTAAATGGGTTATAAGGCGTAACGTCTTCTTGTTCTACAGGATAGCTTTCAAAATCACAGTTTCTATTAATTACTGCTGTTTTTTGAGGAAAAGCGTTTGTAACCTGTGCACACAGCTCTTGATATGTTGCTGGTTGGTTTGGGTTAATTGGGGAATAGTAAGGGAATTGCCCAGCAATCCTCATTCTAGGAAATACAGGAGTTGTAAAAACATCACCGGCTGCATTTGGCACTGTCACCAACCATCTACCACTTGAAAAACTAATAACATCTCCAACGCTTAAACCGTGAGATTCAAATGTTGTTATTATAGCATCTGTTCCGAAATCATTACTAAAAGGTGGTCCAGCATTTGTATAATCTACAGAACTTACTCTTACTGTAGGATTATCGTTAGAATCTAATATAATAGAGTTTGGTGCAGTAGAAAAACCGCCAGAAGTTTGGTAAATTTCATCTCCATTAGCGGGGTTAGAGGTATTTCCATCTGTTGGTTGAACGAATATAGGTCCTCTTGGAACTCCAGCTATAACGTTAGGATCAAAAATACCTGATGTTACTCCATTTGGAAAGAAAGCATTGTCACCCAACAAGTTTTCTGTTCTAAAAATATTTCCATCTAAAACTTCGGCCACAGTACAAGTGCCATCTTTATAAACATCACCACCAACAGCCAGGTCTCTAGGCGTTATAAAATTCCAACCCCAAGCTTTTTCAACATTAATTCTATTTATTCTTACTATTGCTCTGCAATAAGGTTGCTGAGTTTCTAGAGAATCAAAACTTCCGTTAGCATCTATCACTTTCAACCAAATAGCCCAATCCTGAAAATCTTCAAAAGCCAAGCTAGTACCTCCAGCTGTAGTAACAAAAGAAAAAGACGGTGAGGCTGGGTCAGGTTTTTCTAATGTACAAAAACTAACGCCTGAGTTTATTGAATCGCTAGTGGCTATAGTGGTATTTAAAGTAAAAGGTCCAGTTTGTCCAATATTTTCAATAGTATAGCCTGTCACAGGATCTGTATATACTTGATCAAAAACGTTTTGCTCACTAAAAGAGCCTCCAAATTCTTGTAATTGACTTGTACGCAGTTGCGCTATTATTTCAAATTGAAGTTCTTGACCTGCTAAAAATCTTTGTCCAGAAACAGCACCATCTTCGTAAAATCTAGAACCATTTTCTGCTTCTATTATATTTATAGCTATAGTTTCTGTTTGTGATATGTCTATATTTGGCGGAGTATTACCATTTTCGCCATCATAACCAGGCGTGCTAGGACAACTTATAAAAGTAGGTATTTTATTTTTAAGCTCTATATTTTCTATAAAATATGTTACAGATTGTTGTACCGTATTTGTTACTTTAATATTTACAACAAAGTTTCTTATAGCGGGATCTTCTAAGAAAACAAATAATTCGTTTGTTTTAATTTGATAAAAACCTGGTGTAGTTGTTTCTTCTAAAACAAAAGCAGTACTTCTATCAGCTCCCGTTTGGTCTATAATACTAGCTTCTCCTGGTACTTGTGATTCTAATGTTATTTCAAAATCATTAGGGTCAACATCTGTTCCAAAAATATCTTGAACAGTAAAACCATTACCATTTATTATGGAAGATCCTATGGCTAAATCTTCAAAAAACAAAGCATCATTAAAATCTATTATTTCAATAGCGCCTAATGTATCACTCAATATAGATGTATTTAAATCAGATATTAAACCGCTAGAAGAAGTTTCCCAAAATATATCTAGCAAACTCTCTACTGGTTCTGTTTCATAAACAGCTAAATACTGTATTCCAACTGGATTAGTTTGCGGATTGTCAAAAAACGTAAGCGTAGTTCCTGTTTCAAATATACTTTGTCCCTGTGCTGATCCAACAGAAATAGGACTTCCAGGAGCTGGATTAGCCAGCTTTACAGTAGGAAGCGATGCAACTGCAACAACTGTACCTTCTGCTAAACCTCCGCCCCTAACAGACATGCCACTTACTATAGTCCCTTGTATGTCAGCCAATGTAACTGTATCTTCTTGTACCACAGGTGGCGTCGTGCCAGTTTGAGCAGGAGTTTTAGTAGTATCAACAATACCGCTTCCAGTAACAAGATTAGTGCTGTTTATTTGACCTATTTTATTTTCAGTAGTTATTCTAGCTATTAAAGGGTTTGAAGTATAAGAGTAAAATTGTGGAAAAAAATCTGGTCTCTCGGAAACCAAAGGGCTAAAATCAAATAAATCATTTAGAGTAGATATAACAGAAACAGTATCTGGTTTTATTCCTGGGTAATAAGGTCTATTTTCAGAAAAATTCAAAACAGCAGGATCAACATGGTTTTCTACTCTTCCAAAAATACCAACTGAACTTCTAAATTGTTTTTGCTGTGGACCAACTTCATTTAAGTCTCTTGGTATCTTATTTATATTATCATTTATAAGAACAGTGTGTGATGTTCTACCTAACTCTAGTAAAGCGTCTTTAGGATAAGCAGCCATTACGCCAGGCAGATAAACATTGTAATATTCTTGTTCTGTTTGTTTAACAACTATCTTCCAAGAGTACCAACCTAAAGGATTATATTTTGAGCTATTTTCATCTCCATTATACAATCCAGGCCAACCAATAGAAGTATTTTTATTGCTAGGTCCAATGGGACTGTTGAAAGAAACTTTCAAGGAATCACCTGGCCAAGTAGATTGAACTATAGAGCTTGAATTATAAGCAGAGTATATGGTAGACCCCTTAAATTCCACGCCTCTAGTGGTAACAGTGTTTAAACTATTTGAAAGTATAACGCTTGATTGTCTACCATATCTATCAGAAAGAACCACACCTACTTGATAATTTCTATTTTGTTTTACAGAATGGTTTGGGTACTCTATAATACTAGTAGCGTCTTGAGTATTACTAGCTGGCATTAGCTCTATTATATCGCCGTTATTATAATTAACATTATTAGTCAATGTTAACGTATTAGTGAAAGAGTCATAATCTTTAACAACAGTTCCAGCCGGTATACTTGCATCTTTACTTGTTATAATAGAACCAATTATATTACCACTATCCCATATGGTTCCAGATTCAGAACCAGAATTTATAGTTATTTTAGACGGTTCTTTTCCAGTTGGAGGAACTTGAGAATCAGCAGTTCCATTATTTACTGAAAATTCAGCCTTAGGACTGGAGCTGACATTGTAATCTAAAAAAGCCGGAGGCGTATGTTTATTTTGAAAATTACCATAAACAACTCTATTGCTTATTATTTCTTGAGCTAAAGATCTAACTGGAGTTTTATCATACACTCTAATAAGATCTTTTTCTGGTAAAACTTTAAAAGGTTTTCTAGATTGATAATCATATATATAAAATCTAGGATTTCCTATTGTTATTATATCACCAGCATTTAAAGTTACATTTTCACTAAGTGTTATATTTCCAGATGTAGGTATAGCTGGATTAGTTGGTGAAAAATCAGTTACTGTTATAGCAGAACCAGTGCTACCTTCAAATGTAACTTGAGAGCCAACTAATATACCTCCTTTAATATTTTCAATAGCAAATGGACCTTGACTTGCTGTTACAGGATTCGTAACTTCGGCTTCACCTGAAGAGTTGAATATAGTTTCTATAGAAACTTGCTCTATAACTTTAACAGCCGCCTGGTTAGACTCTTTATAAAGAATATCTATAGAGTCAACTTTTAAAGCATTTTGCAAATCATAGTTATTAAATGGAAGTGGTATATAAAGTAATATTTTATTTACTTTATTTTCCATAAATTCAACTATGGTACTTTGATACGATGCTTTTTGATCATTAATTTCTTTACTCGCGTAAACATTACCAGCAACATTAGGGGTATCTAAGTCTGTTTTATTTGTAACAAAATAACCATCTTGCTTTGGTATAAAAGCAGGTTGAGTAAAAGGTGAAAATATAGAGTTTTCACCATCAACAAAATTAAATCTATAACCAAATCTTACGAACCTATCTTCTAAGTAATTAGGATCACCATTATATGATTTTTCAAAATATGGATTTGGCTCAAAAACAATTTCTAAATCATCACTAACTATTGTTATATCTTTATCTAGTTGTATGTAAGCTGGCGGTGAGACTGAGGTATCAATTTTAGTTACTTTTGTGTCATTTAAAATAGTTGATCCAGGAGATGCAGATGACTTTAAAACAGAGTTTATATATATATTTCCAATTATATTAGAAATAGGTACATCTGTTCCAGCTGTGTAAGTTCCGGTAACGGAGTTAGCAGTACCTCCATTTGGATAAAATTTACTAGTAACATCTAGCATAGTTGTTTCATATTGTTCAGAACTAGATAATAAGCTTTGTCTGTACAATAGTATGCTTTGATATGGATTATATGTAGATACAGATATTTGATCTTCTGTTTGATAATAAGAACTAGAACCTAAAGCCGATATTATATTTATTTTTCTAGGTTGATTTCTATTATCTGTCCAAAATAAAAAGTCTTCTAAAACATTAACACCGTATATAAAATTTGTTTTTGAAAAATTTAAAAAAGCACCTTCAACTAACTTATTAGCTACTTTTGATACAGTATTGTAAACATATATAAAGTTAGACGCAGTCGGAGAATATCTGAAGTTAGAAGGTGAAGGATCTGTGTAGTTTGTTAAAAATAAATATATATTATTATTAATGTCATCAGAAAAATAACCTATACATGTTAAATCGCTGACGTCTTCTAAAGAACCAAAATCTACAGCTAGAGAATTTCCTAAGACATTTTCTAAAGATCCTACTCCATCTCCTTCTGATCTACTTACTTGAACATTTAAAGCGTCTCTGTAATCACCGTTTCTTAATAATCTAGCGTCAATGTCTTTATTCATTTTAGACCCTAGAAAAGTATTTTGAGCTTTAGCCATTTAATTTTAGTGTTTTATCCATTTAGATTTACCTCTCATAACTTGAACTATTTCGTCAAGCTTTATATTAGATAATCTTATTTTAGCATTTCTAAGCTTAGCGCTTCTGTCTTTTTTAAATCTTTGCACTATATACTCAGGTTGATTAGCTCTTGTAGATATTATATTATACATTATAGAAGCATATAAAGCATCTTCAGCTAGCTTTGGTACTTTGCTATCGCCATCATAAGCTAGACCATCTGATATATACTCAAGTACGATTAATTTACCTACTAAATTACTTGAAAAAGACATTTTACCTTCTCTATAATTAGGGTTAAACCAACCATTTACTTGTGCATATTGTGGTTCTATTCCGTAAAGCTGACCATATGCTATAGTGTTGTCAAAGCCATAATAGTTAGCCCAATAAGCATAATCATCTAAATTGTCAAATATACCTTGATTAATTATAACATCATTTGCTTTTTTCCATCTTTCTTCAGTTATAGAAGTTCCTTCTATATTTGAGCCAAAGTTGTCTTGAATTGGTAAGCCTACGGCATCTTGAACTGGGTTTTGATATGGACTAGTCGTTAAATTGTTTGCTGGGTATATAGGTCTTTTAACGCCTAAATGATCAATATAGCAAACACTAACATAGTTTACATAATCTTGAGGTAGTACTATATTTAAGCTTGCTGGTATTGTTAACTCTTGTGAATGTATACTTTTTAATGTATCATAACTAAACTCTTGTAAAGATCTTTTAGCAAAAAATAATACATCAGATTTGCTAGCTTTTTGTAATATTTTACCATCACCAACGTATCCAACCATAAAGTTATCTATAGCGTCGTTTAATGTTATATACTCGTATCCTCCGTAGTTGTTTTCTACGGCTTGACCAAAAGCGTCTTGAGCTCCATAGTTACCGCCACTTAAAGATTTTAATTGAACAACTAAATAATAATTTTGATTTAAAGAATTAGTTACTTTTATAGTATTATTTTCAACAGTATAAGGATCTTCGTATTCTTGAAATGATCCAGGAAGTCC